CGATGTGCTCGCCGACAGTAAGGAAGTCGATGCGACGGTTAAGCGAGTTCAGCTCAATGATAGCGGTGAACACGTCAGCATTGTCCTGCCAGTAGAAATCCTTCGCCTCAAGATCTGCCGCTAGCAGGTCGATCAGCGCAGGGTCGATCATCATGGCACCGAGAACGCTTTGCTCGGCTTCCAGGCTAAATGGGTCACGCATTGTATTTCCCCTCGTCGTAATTGCCTTCGATTATCTTTCTGAAGTTCTTTGGAGCCATGATCCAGTCAAAGCAGCATGCGGTCCATCCTGTTTCGCCCATAAGAAACTTTGACTGAGAGATGTGCAAGAAGTATTTGTCGAAGAATTCAATCGAGCCGTATTCCTCCTCCTTCATCCATATCGCTCTCACTGCTTTCTGCCTGTCAGGATCTAGCTTCCTTGGTTGCGGGAACGATGGGAGCCTTTGCCGAAATGAGGCAAGGATCTTGTCATACGGGATTCGCAATGTCGACGTTTTTTCCTCGCCTCCATCACCGAGCAGATCTCGTGATTCAGCTTGCTGATCACAAGGCTTTTGCTCTGTTCTCTTCTCTTCTACTTCTAATCCTAATACTCCTTCTATATGACATTTGCTTTCATTTGATAAGCAAGTGCTTGCATTTGCTTGGCTAGTGCTTTCTTGAGCCTCTGATTCCGTGGCTTTCGTCTTTGCAATCCCGCCTTTTCTCCCTGCCTCTGATCGTTTTACACGCTCCGAATCTTTCTCCGTTCGCTCAATATTCAGACGCGTATTCACCATTTTCCCATCAGCGTCAAGGTCAAAGCACTTTTCTAGGCGCGGCCATGCGTCCTCCATAACGTCAATTGGGCAGTCGCAGATGTCGGCAAGGTCTTGCAGATCGGTCGGAATGAAACCCTCAGCCCAGCATTCGTCCAGCAGCTCTCGGTAGAGTCCGCGCTCAACGTACGTCATTCTCTGTACATTGCGATTCGCTCTCCAGTCCTGCCAGAACCATCTGTAATAAGGAAGCGGCCTATATGGTGCAGTTCGGATCATTTAGCCAGCCTCGCTTTGTAGTTTTCGAAATCTATATCAACCCTGGACCAGAGGTAGTACTGCGACTCTGCGAACGCTCCATGCTCTATTTGGGCAATGTCGTAAATCCAATGATGGATTTCCTTTACGTCGAGCCTGAAAAATTCACGATTACCAGAGACTCGCTTATCCGCCAATGCATCATGGATCATCAGCTCGTAGCTAGCTGGGTTTGGAACATCCGCATAGAAGAGCACGATGTAGGGCGAGGGAACTCCTGTTCCTTTTGAAAGCTGTATAGCACGCTCATACGGTGACGCTGACGTAAATCCGATTTTGTACATCCCTGGCATTGACTCGTTAGACATGCAGTAAACGAAACCCCAGCTCATTGTTTTGGCTCCAAGTATTCGCTTAGGGCGATCAGAACCTTATGTGTGGGATTGCTCTGAACGTTGTCCCTTACCTGCTTGATGGTGTTGTAGTGAAGCCCAGTCGCCTCCGCAACCATTAGTAGGCGGCGGTCTTGCAGTGCGTTACGGATGTCTTGCAATGTCATCATTTGGCTGCTTCCGGTTGCTGGTTTCTGTTTCGGTGTCACAGGATAACATAAAAGAAAAACAGTTCTCCGGAAAACACTTAGATTTTGATGGCTATAAACCGCCAGCCTCTTATAACGAAATCGTCTTTGACTGTAACCGTATGTGTCCTATCCTTTAGATCAAGGGGCAGCAAGAAGCCGCCCCAATCTTGAGATAAGGATCTAAACACTTTTAGAGGCTAAGACGATGACTACTGAAAAAAGCAAACAGGGCAAGGTTCTCCAGGCGATTGCAGAGCAAGGCGACAAACTGGACAATGTAGCTGGTGCTTTTATGAAGCTAGTCAAGGAAGAACAGATAGACACGCTGGAGAAATTCAATCCGTGGTTAGCTGTTGGTTACGAAGAGAACGGATGGTCGAACGTTATTGGGCGACCGGTGCCAGGTTCTGTGTTGACTCCGGCGCCGAGGGCGGTTAAGCAGTACGCCTCGATGTTCCGTGCTGCGTACAGGTACGAAATGAAGGTCACCGAGTTCGAAACGGTGCGGCAGATGGTTGATGCTGTTGCCGAGAAGCGTAAAGAACTCGCTAAGCCCGTCGAGCGTATCCAGGATCCAGAGCTTAAAGGTGTTCTGGTGAAGGCTGGAGCGCGAATGAACGGAGCACTATGGCATGACGCAATAGTCGTCATAGAACACCTCAACGACGACGACAAGGATGATTTCGAGCAGCGACTACGCAAGCTCGTGATGCGCTTCCAATCCAAGGTTCCGAAAGAGATCCGCAAGCAGGTTGCCGCCTAGCGTAAAGAGTTCTCCGCAGAACAGAAAGGCCAGCTAGAAATAGTTGGCCTTTTTTGTTGACTGGAATAAATGCCCGCGTTAATGTGAGCGCACACCAACAGAGGGGTTGATTCATGAATCACAAAGAGAAAGTAAAAGCAGGGATAGAAGGTCTGCGGTCGGCATTCCCTAAGATCTTCAGTCGCGACCAGCCAAAGCCACTGGCTATTGGCGCCTGCCGCCAGCTTAATCAGGCGCGTCGTAACGGAGTTCTGAATATCTCTGTGCTTGTTCAGCGAGCGGCTATCAATTCTTGGCTGTGCAGTTCCAACTACCATCGTGCCGTTGCCAGCACGCCATGCCGTTATAACCTTGACGGCTCTGCATCTGGCCCAGTATCTGATGAGCATCGTCAGCGGGCAATCGACAAGCTCAAAGAGATTCGCAAGGCCAAGAAAGCGCGCCGTGCAGCAATTAAGGCATCGAAGCTGAAGGTGGCAGCATGAATTACCGGATAAATATCTGGTCAGCAATGGATGGCGAGCTTGAGAAATTCGGAAGCAGAAAAGTAATCAAGAAGCTAAAGCGAGATCGCATCATGAAACTCGTAAAATACTGGAGGCGCGCACAATGACGGAAGTGCAAGAAGACTGGATCGTCCGGCAAGAATCACAGCCTGTTAAACAAGAGCGCCAAAAATTCGCAGTAGGCCTGCATGAAGGTTTGAGCAATGCCGATTATCACGCAGACGAGGCGGTCGGCAGCACAGGCCTAAAGCGAATCCTCGTCAGCCCTGCACACTTCCGATACCCGAACCCATTCAACGCGACTCGGGCCAAGGAGATCGGCAGCGCGATTCATTGCCGCATTCTTGAGTCTGATCGCTGGGATACGGATTACAAGGTAGTTGAGTGTGATGCTCGCACGTCGGCGCTGTACAAGGCTGCGTGTAAGGATCATCCGAAAGAACGCGTGTTGACTTCGGCTGAATACGAGAATGTTCTTGGAATGCAGAAGGGGGTGATGCGCAACCGCCATTGCCGAGAACTGATCAAGGCACCGGGGCGATATGAGCTTAGCCTTTTCACAACAGATCCAATTACAGGGGTTCAGGTCAAGGTTCGCTATGACAAGCTGACTGATTCCGGGATGCCGGTCGATCTTAAGAAGACGCAGAAAGCAGGCCGAGACGATTTCTCACGTACGATCAACAACTACGGGTATCACATCAGCGCCGCACTCTACATGGACGCCTGGGAGTGGCAATTCGGCGAGAAGCTGGACGTTATGCGATGGATCGCAATCGAGGAACAATCGCCGCATGCGGCTATGCGCTACAAGCCAGATGCTGATGCTCTGATGATTGCTCGCGCTTTGTATCGTGAAGCCCTGGAAATTTACGCGAATTGTCTTGATCGCGATGAGTGGCCGAGTTACGATGAATCAGAAGAAGAGATTGGTTTGCCGGGTTACGCCGTGAATCAGTTTGAAGATGGTTTAGAAGTTAATGGATTGGAGGATTGAAATGAATACTGCTTCTTGGATTCTGATTGTTTGGCTAGTGATTCAGCTATTCGGGCGGCTTTTCCGTGCGGGTAAAAAGCATAAAGAGCCAATGGATTTGGTTGGTTCTGGTGCTGGATGCTGCTTGTGGTTGGCCTGTATGGTTTATTTGATTCATCTTTCTGGGGGCTGGAACTAATGACTGACATGGCAAACCTGCGGGAAACAATCACGCCTAAGAGCGACAGGATCAACGCCGATGACTTTATCGCCGGCCCTGAAACGGTAGAGATCACCGCCGTCAAGCGTGGCGATGCAGATTCACCAGTCGCCGTGCACATCAAGGACCGCAAGCCATGGTATCCGTGCAAGTCCATGCGCCGTGTGCTAATCACTGCTTACGGCGATAACGGCGCAGATTGGGTTGGTAAGTCGGCAACCTTATTCTGCGATCCTGCTGTGCGTTTCGGTGGTGTTGCAGTCGGCGGGATTCGTATTGCTGCTCTGTCTCACATTGAGAATGATCTGGCAATCTCGCTGACGACTACTCGCGGGAAACGCTCACCGTATACCGTGAAAAAATTGTCGGTCGTCTACTATGACCAAGCTAAGTTTGATGCTAACCTTCCGGCCTGGATCGCAGCAATCAGCGCTGGCAAGGCTACGGCAGACGCCATCATCGGCAAGGTAGAGCAGTCCGGCAAGCTCACTGACGAGCAGAAAGAAAAAATTCGTAATCCACAAGAGGCGGCACAATGAACCTGTTTGCATTCACTGGCAATATCGGCGGCGACGTCAAGGTTAACAACGCTGGCGGTACAGCCGTAGCGAATTTCAGCGTTGCTGTTAAGGCTGGTTACGGCGACAAGGCACAGACAATCTGGATCGCTTGTGCGCTTTGGGGCAAACAGGCCGAATCGAAGCTTACAGACTACCTAGTAAAGGGCCAGGGTGTTACGGTATCTGGCGAGCTGTCGACTCGCGAGCATGACGGCAAGACGTATTTGCAGGTTCGTGTAGGTACGATTGATCTGGTTGGCGGAGGTAAGTCTGAAGGTGGTAGTCAGCCTGCGCCACGACAGCAATCAGCACCACGACAAGACTCGCAGCCACAGCAGCGACCAGATCACGAAGACTTTGATAATTCCATACCTTTTTGACCTAACACTGCCCCGCTAACCGCGGGGCAATCCACTCCACAGAAAGTATCGGAAACTGTAACTTTATGCGCAAAGGCACGCCTAGATCTAATCTAACCGCGCACGACGTAGCGCAGATCCGCGAACTTATCGAATGGAAAAAAGAAGAGTTGGCTAGGATCAATTCGATTGCTAGTATGCAGTCCTTGGCCGATAAATTTGGCGTATCGGTAGTAACCATTCACAAGATTAGCAGCTATAGGACCTGGTAAATGACTTGGGCATTTGAGCTGTATAAGGAAATTGGCAGGCCGGCAGTAGAGGTTGTTCGCGAGCTTCTGATGGAGAACAGCCTTACCGCTACTGCTCAGATCATTGGTATCTCGCATAACACGCTGAAGAAATACGTTTGTGAGCGCTCCATTCCATTCACCCCGCGTCTTCAACCAAAGGAGTTCGCGCCCCGCAAACCTAGAAAACCGGATACCCGCTCTCGATTCATAGAGCTAGACGGAAAAACTCAATCAATCACCCAATGGGCAAAGGAGATCGGCGTTAGTAGGTGCAAGATCTCAAAACGCCTAGATCGCGGCATGTCAGTTCGCGAAGCATTACAGCCTGGATCGCAGCGTCATAAATTCCCAGCAAACAACATTAAGGGCAAGGCTCGTGGCTAGGTCAATAGTTGCCGAGGTTGAGGCGGAATATGGAGAGCCATTTTGGGATGTTGTGCGTGGATTTGCTTCGGACAATTATTCTCTTAATACAACCGCAAAGATCATTGGCTATGCAAACCCTCAAGGTCTGCGCGGCTTGATCAGTCGTTCTGGAGTGGTTATTGACTGGCCGAAGTGGGGAACCTGTAACGCCATGCAGGATAGAGGGGCTCGCTCTCCTGAGGCAATCAAGAACGCTCGTGATGCATCCTATGCAGCAAGAGACATGCTTTGCAAGCGTTACGAGCGTGAAACCGGAGAGTCTATTCTTCAGCTGGTAGAGCGCCTTAGACGCACGCACACGGTTACAGAGGTGGCAAAGATCGCCGGTTGGAAGGATGATCAGGGGTTGCGTAAGTGGATGCGCACGAACAAAGTAAAGGTTGAGTTTTTCAAAAGACCATACAAGGCGCCAAAAGGCGTTGGCTTTCAGTCGAAAGAAGGTCGTGCATTTATTGGGCACCCTGTAGCACGCGTATGACGCCCTGTAGAAATTTTATTTGGGCGTCTTTGGTTTCGATGAGTCGTCGATGGGCGAGATAAGCTGATTCAGACTCTCGGTCGAGGATGGCAGTTCCTCCATTGCCCAAGCTGGAATCACCGGAAGCTGGCACACAGGTGGCGCCAATTGACAGCCGCTTAGAAGCGCGAGAAAGATCAATGGCAAGCTGATCAGTTTTAGCCTTTGCATCTGATAATTCCTTGCTGGCCTTTGCGTCAGCTTGAGTTACGACGATTGATTGTTCTATTAGTATCTGCGCCTTCTCCTGAGCTTGATGTAGCTCAATCCTAGACACGCTAGCATCATGCCAAAGCATGACGACGAACGCGCCGCATGCGAGGCCTGAGAGAAAGCGCCATGGTAGCGCGGTTAGCCAGATTGGCATTAGTGTTCTCCGGAGAACATTTTCAGCTCAGCCTTGCGACGGCGAGTAAGACCAGCCATAACCTTTCCATCGTTCTTGTCCCAGCGAAGAAGCTGAAGCCCTGCATTCGCGTAATAGCCTTCGTTAAGCATCTTAAGCAGGGTAGAGCTTCGTAGACTGCCAAGCCCTAGGTTGTAGGCGAACGATACCAAGGCATCGAATTGGCCCTGAGTCAGTGGCACGGTTACCGCCTGCGATACGCCCAGCTCAACCTTGGCAAGCTCCTTTGCAAAGCGAGCGTCTGCCTGTCCCTTTGTCCAGACCGTGCCGGGTCCAATATCCATACCGGTCGAACCATAACCCACAGTCCATGGCTTGCCGTCTTTGCTGCCAGGATCTGGATAAGCCTTAAGTCGCAATGACTCAAAGCTATGGATTAGGTCGATACCGGCCTGTGATGTCTTCATTTATGCGCACCTCAAAATATATTTCTATCTTAACAAAAATAGATTGCCTTTCCTGTGCGCGGCGGAATACAATCACTCCAAGCCAACAGGAGCCACCCAATGCACACAAAATCAGAAGCAACATTTGTTCGTGAAATTCACCGCGCCATTTCCTTCGCTGACGACAAATTCCAGCGTTCACGTACCAGCGAATACAAGCACATCTTTGGCATGCTGCGTGGTGCCTTGTTGGTCGGCGGTATCAGCTACGAAATGTACTCTTCTCTGTACAGTCACGTTTGGGAGTGCAAGTTTGACTCTGACGGCGTAGATATGGAAGATCCAGAGCAGGCAGAATTTAGCATGGAGGATTGATGATGAACAGTAATTTTATATCTTTCTGGGGCTGCCTTATTTGCTCAACTATTTGGCAAGCGAATGGCAGCTTCAAGTTTTCTATTATTTGGATTGTGATGAGTGCTATTTACGGAATCTTCGCAGTAATCGGAGCCAAGAAAAAATGAATATCCGCGCAATCACAACTGTAATTATAATCATTCTTCTCTCTGCGGGTTTCGTAGTATCTAACCGCATGAGCTATCAAGATGGGCTTGATGATCAAGCCTGGAAATGCCAGATGATCGAAGAGGGTGTCTGGCCAGATGTAGACAACTATCACGAAAGGGCTTGCAAATGATCCTTAAAGCGCTGGCATTTACCTTTGTGTTCGTCTGGTTGCCGCTTTCTTACTGGCTGGCATAACAACAATAACCGCCCTATCGGGCACAGCAGATTGGAGAATGACCGTGAGTGAAGTCCAGCGATACAACTGTGCAACTGTGCAGGGGCTGCCATGCATGATGCCCCGCCAAAATGGAGTCTGGGTGCAATCCGTGGATTACGACGCCGCCCAATCCGAGCTGTCTGCGCTGCGGGGAGAGCTGGCGCGGAAGGATGTAGTCATCGAGGACATGGTTGAATCGAACTGCGATATGGGCCAGTTCTTGGCAGCCGCCGAGCAGCGGAATGCAGTTATGACTGAGTTGCTGATTGCTTGCAGGCTTGAGTTCAGCACTTCTGAAGCTAACGCATGGGAAATCGCAATGCGTGAAAAAATCGATGCCGCCCTCAAACCCACCGAATCGGGAGCAAGCGAATGAGCAGTAAAATTGAAGTCAATGTAACTGATAGTGGTGTGCAATTTGGTGGCGCTTGGTTTTCTCATGAGCGCATCACGGGGTATACCGCTGAGCAGCTGAACTCTGGTAATTGCTGCGTTACTGGCAAGCAATACATGAAATGGCTTTCTAATGCTGCCGCCCCTGTCGTCGAGCGCCAGCCGGTGTGCTCAAAGTGTAACGATACCGGTGAAGTAGATAGCGGCGGAGTACAGCCGTGGGGCGAAGGAATTAACGTAACTTGTGATTGTCAGCTATCCCCGCCCGAACTCGCCGAACTGCAAGCCCCAACGAATGGCGCGATTATCAAGGATCTGACTGAGGTCATCGCCCAGCAGGCTGCCGAAATCGAGCGGCTGAAGGGTGGGCAGGGTGAGCAGAAATGATCGACAAACGGAAAGCCAAGGAGACGCCTGAGAGCAAAGCACTTGTCCTCTCGTCGCTCTCATATGAACCGATCACCGGTGAATTCCGATGGAGGACGACCAGAAAGAATGGCGCGCAGGCTGGCACTATTGCTGGCTGTCTCCATCGGTCTGGCTACATGCTCATATCGGTCGCGCGGATTAAATTCCCAAGCCACCGACTCGCATGGCTTTTCCACACGGGAGAGTGGCCGAAGGATCACATTGACCACATAAATGGGGATAAATCAGATAACCGAATTTGCAATCTGAGGGAGGCGACATCGGCTCAGAACGGATTCAATAACCCGATGCAGCCCTATAACACTTCTGGCTACAAGGGAGTCAGTTGGTCGGCCCGCGAGAAGAAGTACCGTGCTCAAATCACCGCTTACGGGAAGCGCAACTTTCTTGGGCTTTTTGATGACCCGGCTGTTGCAGCAGAGGCTTATAAGGCTGCCGCAGCGAAACTTCACGGTGAATTTGCAAGGACTGAACCGGCATGAAAGCACCTACTGGAAAGCTCGCTTTTGCTTACCAAACAATCGCTACTCTTGAGGCTCGTATAGCAGATCTTGAAGCACGGCCGCCCGCGCCGGTAGCGGTGGCGCTGCCTGAGCGTATGGAGTATCACCGGTTCGGGCAAGTATTAACCGTGAGTAATGCGCATGTTGACGGATGGAACGCCTGCCTCGACAAGGTCAAGGAGATGAACGCTTGACCGCTCTAGAGCTATACAACCAGCGAGTGCCAGTAAAGGCCATTGCTAGACAGATTGGCTACAGCGAAGGACATACCAGGCGAATACTAAAGGCTCAGGGATACGAGCCAAACAGGATCGGCGGAACACGGATTACATATGAACAAGCATTCCAGGCGAAGGAGATGGATCTAAAAGGTTGCTCTTGGCGAGAGATAACTAATACTCTAGGACCAAGCTGGAAGGCATTAAAGAAGGCGATTGAATACTATGCAGCACAGCGCATTGACGAATAGATATTACTTGGAAGGCAAAGTTGCCTTTCTGGAGGGTAGAAGTGACTGTCCATACCAAAACGGAGAGCGTAAGAATTTCTGGCTTGCCGGAATTGTCGAAATGCGCGAAGAACTTAGAGTTCTCAGAGAAAGTTTGCAGTTGCAAGCACGAGCTAGGTGAAACTGGCGCAATTTTTCTGAGGAGTTATGGCGTTCTGTATTGCAACGAATGTTCTGGACTTCAACCAATCAAACATGAGATACGATAATGAGCCAACGAATCAAACTGAAATTCTTCCCGTTTCCAGACATGGTTTCGGATCTGGTAGTTAACTTGGCCGAGGCTGGATTCAATATCGAGATGAGCCCATGCGAAGGGCAGGACTTTAGCGTAATGATTGCTGAGCGGTGTTATGAGGATGAGTTGCCGACAGTGCTGCCGAATGGGCCTACCATGCATTAAAAAGAAACCCCGCCTTGTGAGCGGGGTTTTTGTTTTACGTTACATCGACAAACTTGGAACGACTACCCCGCTCGCATCCTTTCGACAATCACGGCACGATAGCGTCGGCAAGATTACACTTGGCACCGGCTTAGTAATCATGGTTTCGCCTCCTCCGCAGTGTTCGCACTTGATATAGGTGACACCATTCGCATCTGGCTCTTGTACTTTCATCTTATGCGCTCGCAAAGTTCATGGTAGGTGTTGCAGTATACGTTACAGAAAGCGCGTCACCTGGCGAAAGAATCCAAGTGCCGCCGCCTGCCGTAGATCCAAGGTTAGTCGCGCCTCGGAAGTAAGTCGAGATCGAAACAGTACCGCCAGAAACACCAACGATTAACGCACGACCGGTATTGTTGGTGTAAACGAATGGCGAACCGGTTACAGTAATCCCACCAGATATGGACGAACCAGTGCCCCACTTTTGCGACTGGGCTTGGTAGCATGGGCCGAATCCAGAGCGTGTGCCAGCATCAGGAATAACTAGGTTGCCCGACAAGCCGCGACCGTAGGTTACACCGCCGACAAAGTTACCAGTGCCGCCACTGATCGTAATCTGATCATGCATGCCGCCAACGAGTCTATTCCCAGAACCTCCGGTAAAGAAGAACTTAACGGAGTCGACGTTGAATTCGTTAAAATTACCTGAGCATGTAATGCCCGAGATTGTATTGACTTCTTCATTCAAGCCATATGCACGGTTGCCGATAGACAGGCCTGTAAAGATCGCGCCGGTATCAGAGCAGTATTCGTTATCACCACCAAGCCATACGTTGCCAAGAGTGCTGTCGACGTACATGCCGATTTGACAGGCAGCACCCAGCCAGTTGTAGAAGATGTTGTAGGAAGCTTGTGCAAATGCCGCGCTTTGACTAATAGTCATGCCGGACAAAGGCTTGCCGCCCAAATACCAGCCATTTACGTAATCAGCTGGATTTTCTTTAGCGCTCTCGGTTGGTGTTGCACCAATCCAGAACTTAGACAGTACGCAGCCAAGGATAGACCATCCAGCCTGCGTTAAACCTGCGCCCCAGACTCGACCGCGAATCTCGCTCAAGTAAACGTTACGAACAAGTACGGTTGGAGCTGTGGCAGATGGTCCGTTCTCGAAAACAAAACCAGTGCCAAGACCAATGGTAAGAGCCGTTATGTTTACGCCAAAAGTTGCCCCAGCATCCAAGATCATTGCAGATCCGGTGCCAGTGCCGCGAATTTTTACCTTGCCACGGTTAAGGATAACCGCGCCTTGGATACCCCAGTTAGGCGCAACACTGCACTCGTAAGTGCCTGCATTCAGCCAAATAGTAGGCAGTTTTCGGAAAGCAGCCAGTTCTGCACGCAAGAATGTTTCGATTGCTGCGAAGGCTGTAGCGTTGTCAAATCCAGCAACTGGACGAGCGCCAAACATTCCGGCTTCTAGGTCATCGTATACGCGCAACCAACGACCGGTAGAGACTCCGGTTGCCGCTACAATGGTTAAATCGTTGGCGGTTGAAGTGCTGGTGGAACTCCAGATGAAAGGACCATTACCGCCGTCATACGCTGGGTCGACACGCTCCATGTAAACCATGTCGTAGTTATAACGACCGGTGATGGTCTTTAACTCAGCCAGGGTATTGATATGGCGCATTGTGCGACCAACCAAGGCCGCGCCATTTGAAAGGCTTACTGCGTCTGCCAATGCCGTGCGTAGCGCCGCGTCACCTACAGAAACAAACTTAGGCTGATCGATTGTCCAGTTATTGACCGTGGTATATGGAAGAGTAAGCGATGGACCTGGGCGCCAGTATTCACCACCTTTAGACATTACCTGATTTGTACGGGTGAATGTCAATTCACCTGCTGCATCATAATCGCCAATGAACTCGTAACCTAATGCAAGGAGCGCATCGCTTGAGTCTTTTTCAAGGCCAGACCAAGTCTTTCTTGCATTGCCGAATCGATCAACCCAAGTGGTATTGATCAGGTCATTGACGGCATCATCAAGATTGGATGCGTTATTGAACAGTACTTTTACTTCAGTAGATCCCAGCGGAATCCCGCTTGTGTCATAAGTATTCATTCATAGTCCTACACAAGAGAGAAGACGACAGAGAAAGAAAGCAATGCGTTGTTACAGTTGAGGCAAGCAATTGTGCCGTCAGTGTTGATTATCACAGCAGGAACTGTAGCCGTAGTACTCGGAGTTGCAGTTGCATAAGCCGCAACAGGGACAACCAGAAGGCTAGGCGGACGGAATCCAGCAGGCAGTGTTGCAACAACTGTCCCGTCAGTCGCAGTTCCGTTTCGGATAGCGACTTCTAGTTGAACGTTATCGGCTACCTTTCGATATACGGCTCGGCGGCTCGTATAAACCACCCAGCTATTGTTCAGCGGGAGCGCTGTCATTGTCTGCGCCGCTAAGCCTGTGCCGCCCTGCGCGATACTCAACGGCGTAGTCAGGCCGGTTAGCGAGGTAATGTCACTGTTAGCGCCTGATTTCGCACGAGCAGCCCATGCGCCCCAGACGCTACTAAGCAGAGTCCGCTCGTAGATGAGCCCGGTAGTCGAGTCCACGAAGCGTTGAGCACAAAACGTACCGCTCTGTGGCAGTACAGACAGCCAGCCGCTGTTTGCTGTCGGACCGTTCGTGGGTGTAGTTAGGAAATATTCCTTACCAGTTGTCAGGGTGTTGATGTCAGCGCTTGTCAGTGGGACAGGTGCACCCAGTCGCGTCTGCTGCGCAGTTAGTGTTGCGTCGCCTAAGAACGCACGCGCAAGTGGCGTGAGAGTAGACAAGGCCATCGCCCCGACGCCAGTGAAATACGCCAGTTTGTCAGCGGCACCAGTGAGCCCGTTAAACGCAACAACGTTCGCGCCGAGACCGATAGCCACACGCAATTGTGCTAACGTCTGCTTGCGCGTGTCAGCCAACTGAACAACAGGATAATAGTCTGTGTCGTTAGCAAGCTGTGCTGGCGGCAATTCCGATATCTTTTTCGGGACATCAACCATCATTAATTCTCCAAGGTGAGCGGGGTGCCGTTTTCAGCAAGTAATGTCATACCCGACTCAGTTAGCAGCAATGATTCAGGCTCAACCAAAGGCCACTCGCGATTCATTGCGTAATCGAATATTTCTGGATTCAAGATGAAGCTAGGCAAGATTGACCACCCATATGGAAGAATTGGTCTATCTCTCAATTCAAGTTCGGCGGTAATGCTCCATAGGTTTGGGCCTACTCTAGAGGGACCAGAATAGATATCGGTGAATCTTGATGTGTAATCCTGATATCCAAGCGGAGTTTCTAGAGGGGCTTCAAACCATTGCGAGCCATCGATTAGCTCATCTCTCCACCAAGCCTCAAAAAGCTGGCACTCTTGGCTAGTAAACAGCCAACTGATTTGCGCCATTGTTGGAACGCTGGTGAAGTTTCTGCGCTGACGTGCTCGCCCGCTAGCGAGTTCTGATCGCTTAAGTGGGCTTACTGTTTTGTAGGTTCTTCCGTTATGAAGTCCTCTCGGCAATCCTTCTGGGTATAAGATCATGGAGGGCTCTGGTCATCGCTTAAATAGACTGCCTCATTATACGCCATCGCCTCTACGCTAGCGGAGTCAGTGCCATTTGGAGATATGGAGGTAATAAGCACTTTGTACCCGATGCCGAATAACAAGTGGGGCGGCTCACGATCAAGAGAAGTATCAGGCGGAAAGTCCAAGCCGGAGATAGATAGATGGAAGTCATCAATGCGAGTTGCGATATATGGGCCAGCGCTAGAACCGTCTTGACGGCGCACATAAACGTAGTGAGGGCCTGGATCTGACCAGTCGAAAGCTTCTGACGATTCAATAACACCATTGTCATACGAGATCATATAGGCCGATTGCGCATAGCCTGGAACGTCGTCTGCTACCTGTACATAGCTCAAGTAGCGGCTATTCAAGGCGTCAAGCTCAGTAGACCAGCGATATTCCCAGCGACGGTACTTCATCGCTCGACGCTGACGCATACCGATCTGCCACGCCTTCGTGCGATTCGTGCAGCCGTCAGCTTTAACCTTCTGAACACGAACACCTTGATCTCCGGGAAGTCGGCACTCAACGGTTTCAACTTGCCACGAAATGCCGTCTGTATATTCAACATCTACGCCATCGAAATCATCAGGGCGAACGGCGGTAAAGTCGCGCTCTAGCGGCTCAGTCATGTTCTGAGGCGTGTACATGCTCTCAAACGCAGTACGAGGCTCGTCACGCACCGGGCGCAATAATCCACGGTCAACGGTAAGCTCAGAGAATCCGCAGTTCAGAGCATCATTTATGACGCCTTTAGCGGTGCCGTTAGAGTTAGTCGCTTGGTCGTAATGGTCGCCGCGAGCCTTCCAAATTGCATCCAGGCGGTCTAACTCTGCATAGTCAATCTCGGCATCTGTATAGCCGACAGATTTGGCGACGTAAGCAAAGAACGGAGCGATGTCCCGTGTAGGTTGCGCTGGCTGCCATACTCCACCTACACGAACAGGAAGCTTGCGGGTTGCTTCTACCGAAATCATCGACTCAGATTGCGCGGAGAGGCGATCACCGCCGCGAGCATTCACGGCCATGATGGTCACGCCTTCGTAGGCAATAGGCGATGCAAGCAACGAACGGCAGCCATACCAAACAGCCGAATCCTGCCATTCCTGAGAAACTACGGGGCTTCGTTTAATACGTGCTTCGGCGCGCATCGGATAAGGCAGGTCAATCTTGAACGTGTAGCCGACAGCATCGAGCGATACGTTGCTGACGGTTCGCTCTTCGACGGTCCACGCGCCTGCGATATCCATATCGCGCCACTCGAAATAGTGAGTGGCTGGCACGGTGTATCGGTCGCCATTCTTTGCGCCAAGGCCGATCAAGCCGCCAGGAAAGAAAACATCCCACTCAATGGAGTAGGCTTTCTCGCCAGAGGGACAGACAGCGAACGGGCCTCGATACCCACCCTGCAAGCTGGACTGATCCAGAACGATAGAGGATGCGGTAGTAGACAGGAACGTAAATCCAGAGAATCCTGTATCTGTAGAGCCAGACGACGTAAGGCGCTGAATGGTTAGCTGTGGCGTGCTGAATACAGTGATGCGGTAACGAAGGCCTACAGGGCCTATGCAGGTTACGATTGTTCCAAGCGTGAACGATGTAACGGGAGATCCGCCAACGAAGTTAAGCGTCATCTCTGGAGGCGTAGCACCAACAGCAGGCGTATAGCTGTTGACTACATACAAGCCGCCATTGACGCCAGAGATTTCAATGTTATCGCCAACCGATGGCGCCAACATTTGCAGGTTGAAACCTCTAATAATGTCGCGTCCAGCACCGCCATCAACGAACTCGTACTGATACGGAATGATTGCGCGGATGATAAGGCCCGAAGACCAGTCGGCAGGGAACGAACCTTGGCCAGCAGGAATATTAATATTGAATGCGTTGTACTGAATCGATGAGGCCACGAAGCTTGGCGTCAAAGCATTGGCGATAGTAAGTTCAAGACCAGACGAACCGTTAGAGCTAGAACCGACCTCTGTTACATCGTTCCACCAGAAGTGCGCAGGATCGCCAGAAATGTTAGTTCCTGGTGGATAGACGCTATATATAACATCCGAGCCAAGAGAGATTGCCGGAGTATCGCCAATAAGGATCTTGTCTGAAGGGATGTCATGGTCGCCAACGCCGACGCACAACAGCATTTCCACACGCTGTTCGCGAGGACTGGCAAAGTAACGGCGCGGAGGCAGAAGGTAGTCAGGATAAACCTTGCGACGGCCAGCAATCTCGCGAACAGGGGAGTTGATCTTTACCTTGTTACCCTTAATAGATGCCTCGTTAATGCCTTCGCCGTTCTGGCTAGTGGTATTAACTTTCGGAATCTTTGGCGTCATCAGCTTAATGGCGACTAAGAACAGTGCTCCGAAAAACAGTTCCGTGCCTTTTGGTTCAATGACAATATCAACTGCGTCGTCTTTCGAGAAGATAGTTAGCGCCCACTCGGTAGCATCGACGACCGATCCGTTAAGCGAAACACTGATTGGGTGAACATCCATATCAGAATAGCTAGGCACGTTCTCGGCCAGCCAGTCACGCACAGAGATACCGCCAACCGAATATTCTTCGCATGGCTCATCGTTAAGCTTTGATCCGAATACTCTAACGGTCACGGTAATAAATCACTCTTAGGTATTGGGATTCAAAATCGTGGACTCTCAGCAGGCGGGCACCCTTTTTTGGGTTTATTTCAAGCGCGTGCAGTCCATTTTCTAGTTCAATTATAACAGCGACATGGATGCACAAAGGCCCACGGAATACGGCGGCAATGGCCCCATGTTCCGGTGCGCACTCTTCCATTGAGGCCGCTTCTTGTTGATAGGCGCGGGTGAATTCTTTAGGTTGAGTATTGCGGATTGCGCCGAATGATGGGAGTAGGCGCTTCCCACAGTGGTGGTGACGGACGAATCTCGTCATGCCGAAGCAGTCCCATTTATCAGGACCGCGAGCACCGTCTTCGTATGTTGACGAGAGGAATCTATTAATCCAATCCATTAGAGATACTTGAGGCCAGGTGCAAACTCAGTTGTGTAAAGTTTCCGAGGCCATGCGTAGTTAAGAATATCCTGAAAACCAGCCTCAATAGAAACAGTGGTCCCGCTAACATTGCCGCCAAGCACAGTTGCATAGAACTCCCGTTCCGATGGTTGAGTTAGATCAGTGTTCAGGTATCGACGGAATGTCAGCCGGATACGCTGCTCGCTCTCAATGGCCGTATCAATCAAGCGTTGTGCCTGGCCAGTCACGTTATCAATAGCGAAGTTCAGCGTCTGCGCGCCTTGGTTATTCTTCTTAGGCAGTGCAATGGAAATAGGCGCCGCCATAAACGACTTATAGGTAATGCCGTCAATGCCAAGAGTCATATCCTCAAAGCCCTTGACGATGTAAAGCGACTCATCCCAAGCTGAGCAGGCAAGCTCGATGGTATCAATGATTACCTCTGAGCCTGCCGATGCATATACGCGCTCGATTAGCGTACTCATACTCCTTGCTTCCTTGTGCCGGTAGTTTGGTTGACAGCGCGGCCAGTCTTGCCATCGCCCATCATGTCGCCCACAATTGTATCAATAACCCAACGACGGTCGGCCTCGCTGAACTTCGCACTGGACTGCATCGACTGGCCAGAGTAGTTATGGTTGTTGATGATTGGAGCGGCGCCTGCGCCAGATCCGCCAGAGGTCGCATCATTGTTGCTGACTACATCGCCGCGACTGTTAGGCATCATGTACTGACGACCATTGGCAGCGTTGAAGATCTCTGGAGCACCGGTTTCGTTAACTCGGTACATGCCGTCAGCTTGTACTGGGCCACCCAGGGCGCGACCACCAACAAGCGCCAGTCCCGACGCAAGTGCGGTAGTTGAAGTCAAGGCGGCAGCGGCTGGCACGGAGTTACTACCGAACGACGCAAGAGAAGCCATGGCAGCAGCAGGCGCCCATGCAGCAGCAACGATAGACGCCTCGCCAACAGACGCAGCAGTTGCAGCGGCGGCAGTCGCCTGGCCGACAGATGCCATGACGATTTGCTGCTTAACCCACTCAATGCCAGCCTGTACGAACGAGCCGATAACAGCATTCAGGACGGTGTTAGCGATATTGCCAAGCGCGTCTTGAAGGCTCATGGTGCCAGAGAGCAGACCGCCCAATGCCTGAGTACCAGCAGAACCCAAAGCATCAAGCCCATCAATCAACGCCTGATTGCCTGCCGACTGAGCAGCAAACCGCTGAGTCTCAATCTCCATCATTCGGGCGTTGTAATCAGTCTCGGCTTGCTCCTTAAGTGCCAGGTAATCGGTATCGCTCAACAACTTCATGTCGTTGACTGTTTGCAGGTCTTTCAGTTGTTGCGTATATGCCTGCGTGGCATTTGCAGCAGGATCAACACGAGCAAGGGTATCTTTCGCAGTCTTGGCATCATAGAACGCACCAGCAATATCGCGAATCGACTGGATTTGCTCTGGGGTTGCGTATTTGTTGAGCGTTAGAGCGGCTTGGTCCATAGCCAGATCACGCGCAGATTTACCAACGCTTGCTAGTTCTGCGCCAAGTTTTGCAAAGGACTTCTGGTTTTCCTCTACACCCTTGCGCTCTTCTGTTGCGGCCTTTTTAGCTTCCGCTTCAGCCTTTTTCGCAGCCGCAGATGTCTCTGCAATTCCTTTCTTTTTGCTAGCCGTCAATTCTTTTGTGGCGGTATCTAGCTTATAGATCTCTGCGCCAAGAGATGCGGCTTGAGCTTTCTCTGCTTCAGTGGCCTTATCGCCAAGCTTTTGAATAGCGATCAGCTTGGCTTTTTCTTCGCCAGTCAGCTTAGCCGCATCAGCTTCTTCTTTGAGCTTATCTATGGCCTTCTGAGAGTCAGTCTTTGGTGCATTTTTTGGTGGTGTAATCTTTAGCTTGTCGCTTTCAGCCTTCTGTTCGGCAATCTTGCGATCTTGGATTGCCTGGATTTCTTTATTAAGCCCATCGATCCTAGTCTTTGTAGCTGCTGCTGTAGTACTCAGCCCAAACTTAATTTGAGTCGCATATTGCTGTTCGGCAGTTGCTCGCTCTAGAACAAGCTTATTTATTTGTTGTTGGTCGGTAAGCTGGCCAGAAGATAGGCGAATGCCTTTAGCCACAGCATCAAGCGCAGTAGCAAGAGCGCGAGACGCACCGGCAGCTTGGTCTATCTTGGAGATTGCCACGCCCATAGAGTTGACGATTGCGTTTGTCGCTGCTCCTACAGAACGAGGAACTTTGTCAAACTCTTCATTTACCTTGCCGGTTTGCTTGTAGATAGCTTCAAGTACGCGATCAATCGTCAGCTTTCCGTCCAGCATCTGCTGGCGTAGTTCGTTGAATGGAATACCAAGACCGTCAGCAATCTTGCGGCCAAGCTCTGGCATCTGCTCAATGATCGAGTTGAATTCCTCAGCGCGCAGAGTGCCGCCAGCAACCGACTGGCTGAACTGACGCAATGCTGCGCTTATCTCTTCAGCGCTAGAGCCACCAATCTTGCCGATCTTTTGGAGAGTGTCAGTAAGGCTAAGGATCTGGTCCTTGGTTACCCCTAGACTCTTCAGGGATGCGGTTAGGCTTTCCCATAGCTTGATCGTGGTAGTAAGATCTGACCCGCCAGCAGAAGAAATCTGCACAAGAGCCGCATAGTTTGTCTTTGCATCAGCAGCGCTACCAGACAAGCGCATCACGCGAGATTCAAGCAGCGTAAATTGCTCGCTAAGCTTTTGCAGGCTGACGAGAGCGGCAACACTGACAAGGCCGGAGATGGCGGAAGCGAGCGGAGACAGGGCAAATGAGAACTTAGACGAACTGCTTGTGGCCTTGTCTATTTCTGAAGACGTTTGCTTTAGGTCTGTACCGACCTTGTTGATTGCCTTGCCTGCGCCGCCAGCCGAGGTTTCTACAACCTTCAATGATGAGCCGGCACCATCAATCTTCTTGCCGGCATCAGCGGCAGATGCACCGGTAGTGTTTAGTGCAGCACCAGTACCGCCTACTGCTTTAGTAGCACCATTTGCTGAGCCATCAAGCTTATTAAGCGCCGAATCCAGCTTGTCGAGTTGCTTATCTGCCTTCTCTGTACCGGTAACGAGCGCAGCCGTTTCAACTTCGACTTGATATGTGATGGTTCCGAGGTTGCTCATTTGTTCACCTGATACTGACGCAATCTGTTGATTTCAGCGAGGCGCGACATGGCTTCGTCGTGCTCTTCTTCTGGAGGCAATGTTTCTGGCTTACCGAATTTTGACTGCATGGCGCCCGAGAACTCTGTCATTGTCAGGTTCCAGGCTTGCTCGCTGGATAGGCCAAGATGCGCGATTGCCTGAGCGACAAAATCACGCGCCTTGAACTCTGGAACGTACTCAGTATCTGGCTTGCTCAGGAGGCGACCTTCTGGCTTGATTCCGATAATCCCGTGTTTCATCAGGCATCGAGCTAAGTGAACCATATCGTTAGAAGGCATAGCGCCAGGAGCGAAGGTTCCCCAGCGCGTGCCCATATGCCCAATCAGTGACGTCAAGTCAGCATCACAGCAAGCCACTAGCACGTCATATGCCGTGGCCATCACTTCTCTCTCCCACGCCCTGTACGAAGGCACAGGCCAGAAAGGATTAATGTTCGGAGTGGAGAAAAGCAGGCTGAATTTGTCTACGATCTCGGTTGCTGAACCTAGAGAGTCAATGGCTTTAAACGATGGCCTGAAAAGGAAGTCCTGATCGCCAAGGCTAACCCCAACCTCTCCGACAGAAGTGATAGCTCGCATTTTTCGAGTCCATAGATAATTGAATTATTTTACCACGGGGTATTGACGAGCCTTGAATCATGGCTATACTCGGCCAACACACACAAACTCAAGGATACGAAATGCTCACTCTCTTGCTGGTTATCGGTCTATGCTCTGACGTTGGTTGCGATTACATTGACCTGACTAGCCGTGAGTCAGTTGTAAGCGACATGGACTGCTTTCAAAAGGCTGAGGAATACAACGAATACAATCGGTCGATTGGTGAGCAGCCGCGATTCGCATGTCTTGAACCCGCCAAGTATCACGCGATCGCAAAGAAAGAAATCTGACTCAATAAAAAGCCCCCGGATAGGGGGCTTTGTGTATCTGCTTACCTTAGACCACTGTAACGGTCATGGTAGCTGTTTTGGTCGGATCGGCTACAGATGTAGCGGTGATGACCGAAGTACCGGCAGCGACACCAGTAACCACGCCAGTAGACGACACTGTTGCCTTAGCAGGCGTTCCGCTAGACCATGTGAAGGCTTGGCTTGCGGCAGCAGGAAGAGCCTTAGCGATCAAGTTGGTTACGTTGCCGACAGCCACCGTTGCAGTGGTAGGCGATACAGAAACCGAAGTGATAGCGATTGGGGTTTCCGCAACGATTACGCTAGCCAGGCCACCGGGGCGCGATGTAGCGCTTGCAGTAATCGAGTAGGTAGCGATATCGTCATACGGGAACTCTTGGCTGAACTCAGTCAGGATGGAGAAGCCGGTAACGGTGTTGATCGGGCCAGTCAGACGAATCCAAACATACGGTTGTGGATCGGTGACGAAGTGGTTAAACAGCATTTGCTGGTTAGAGGTTGTGCCATCATCGCGCTTGGTCACGCCATCGATAGAAACTTCGAAGGTTTTGTAGGTGATCAAGGTGTCACGGAAACCGCCAACCGAGTCATCGGCGGTCGCGTCAACAGTATCAGCGCTCATAGTCAGCGACTTGTTACGAGCAGCACCCAGCGGCAACCACGTCAGCGTCAGCGGATCAACATCGCCGCAAGCAAGCGCGAACTCTGCGAGAACGCTCTTACCTACGAATTTAGAACTTGCACAGTTAAGGGCCATTCTCGGCGCCTCCTATAAGGTTGTTGAGTATCGCCCACAACTGAGCGTATATTTCAAGCAATAGTTTAACACGTCAGCTCGAAATTAATTTCTAGCCACGGTCGGTTTGTCTCTGTGTAATACGGTCCCATAATAGAACCTATCGGTCTGATTTGTAGCATGCAGCTAGTTTCAAAGTTGGCTATTGCTGCGTCAAACAGTGATTCAACAAATAGCTCAGCTACTTCTGCATCGCCAAGTGCTCGACCATTAGCGCGCCCGGTTACGATTACGCGGATATGCGGATACTGGATTTCACCATTAGGCGTGCGGCCAGAATCAGACCAGACAGCTACGAACTTCTTTGTCGGGTTGTTAGCTTCTTCCCACATCCCGCGACTAATTGTATAGCCAGCCGTTGATACATAGGTCTCTAGCCAGTCGCGGAATAGGTTAATTGGTGTATGGCTCATTTTAGTGTCATATTCCGTCTGATTACAGCATCAATATCCGCCCTTGCATCATCATCCTCAAATGCTTTCCTGAGGAATTCAGGCTCTGCACCAGGATCCCACACATTCCCGCGAGACTTATCAGATTTTGACCTTGGCGTTTTAGTGCCTAGCAAGGTGCCTTTTTTATCATGCACAGCTGCTGCATATGCGGCTGTATAACCCATTGTTCCAGTAACCTTTGTTCCGGATGTTTCTACTCTTCGGAATTGGCTACCGATCAAATTTCCTGTATCAATTGGGGTCATTGTTGCTGCGAAACCAGAGGCAGTAATCAGGACTTCAAGAAGAGCTCTTTCTGTAAGGTTGCCGCTTATATTGGCTAACTCTTTTCTTAATTTTTCCCGAACCTCTTTAAGCCCCTTAGTCGCCATCAGACAGTCTCCAGATCGTATTCATCCTCGTAACCCATGGCCGACATGCCATGACGCGCAACCTTGCGAATCTCTGCGGCGGATGCAGCGTCCCAGGTTTGCGCTGTAGTGTCGCCATATGCGATTCGGTCTAGGAATGCTGGCCTAGTGTCACCCGTGTAATAGATATCCCGCGTTACGAACTCAGCGCCTTCTGCGTCTCGCGATTGGCGCGATACACCTTCGTGACCACATAGGATTGTGTACGGGGTTCCGTATGTAACACCGCCGCCCCAGTCGCTCTCAGCTAGGCGAGGGTAGATGGTTGCGGTATCGATCATGTACCACGCGGACATGAAGGCCATTAGCTAAGCTCCATCATGTAATAAGGATCAGCGTCTGGCCATCCGTAATCTCGCAGGTCTTTATCCCATTCAGCATCAGCCCTTGAGAAGGTTCGATTCTGCACACAATAACCACAGCTTCCATGGTGACGGCACGATCTTACGGGGAACTGAATAATTCCATCACGCACTACGCCAGACCCCTTTCGCTTAGTTCGTACAGTCCTAGCCATTAGCAGCACTTCCCGCCAGTAGAAACCCAAAGGCCAGCACTTGCGCCAGGCTCAGGCGGAATTACTGATGCGGTACAACCAGAAGTGTCCAGCGTACCAAGAAGAGAGCGCAGAGAGCGATAACGGTCAACGAAAGAACCCCAACGAAAAGACTGAGAAGCACCAGACGGAGCAGTCTGCGAGCTGATTTGACGATCCACGTTGACATAGCCAGTCAATCCAAGGAGGTACAGGTAGATGAGTGTCTGCGTGGCTTCTGGATAACCAGCGCCATCCAGGCACGGCTGAATGACTTCTACGGAATCAATCCATAGTTGCAGGATAAAGTCAGGCGGAACAGGAATCCCATACGCCAAGAAGTATTGCTTGATCTGCTCAATAGTAGGCATCAGCGATCCTTAATCTTCAGGTAAATAGACCGAACAGCCGTTCGCCCGTCTGCGGTTGTGATTACGCACGCGACGGTTGCTGTATTGCCGACTACGCCACCGGATACCCAAGCGGTTGCCGATGTAGTGGTATTGCTGGACGAATCAACCACTACGCCTACAGGCTCAAACACAACAGTAACGATTGTGTCAGTGATATCAGCAAGGTATGCAGACCAATCAAACGTGTAGTCGAGAACCTCTTCAGGATCCTTGACAATCGTAGGTTTATCCGGCCCCCCAGTGTATGTCTCTGTCATTCTGCAACTTTCCTATTCTGAGGCTCTGGAGTAACCGATCTGTTTTGCGCTTCGATTGAGGCCAATCTTGATTGGGCAATCAGCGAAATAATCCGTTGCTGACTCTGCTGATAGACCGTGCGACTCTGGCTTTGAATGCCTGAATAAATCCGCGACTCAGCACCAATAAACAATGTTCGTTCTGGTGACGGCTCGAATACGCCGCCGACAGAAACTGATGCAGCCATTATATCAGCAGCGACTATGGCGTCAGATTGCGCGGATACTGCTGTGGCTGAATCTGCGGCTACCGAGTCGTCAAGATCTTTATTAGCCGCATCTGCGGACACAGCGATAATGCCGAATGATGTTGATGTGTCGCCAATCATTACTGCCGAAACGCCAGCACCAACTGCAACCAGTAACGATGATTGCGCCTGATCGCCAGCCAGTTGAGCCGACGATGAAGCCGATACTTGCGCAACTGCCGAGGCCGAAGCGCTATCAGGCTGCACGGTGATCGCTGAGGCCGCAGACACACCAGATTGGGTCTGAACGCTTGCTGTGTCTCCAGCATTAACCAGAGAGGACGTAGCGGCAACAGAAGCAAACGACTGGGCAGATAGCCCGTCAGCCTGGAGCGTAATGGCAAGTGTCGCTGATATATCTGTAGCAACAACGCCTGCCGTACTCGATAAAGTGTCGCCTTGCAGCGTTACCGATGACGATCCGGAGATAGCAGCGACAGACTGAGCCGATGCGGTGTCATTCTGCGCAGTCACCGCTAGCTGAGCAGATACGTCAGCAGTCGCACCAGATAAAGCCGTATCGTTCGCTAGCGTGATCGCTACGGTGGCATTAACACCACCAGAAGGCGTGCCGAATGTCAGGGTGTCCGCGCTGAAGTTCAGGAAGGACGCGTGGTTGGTAACGACAGTGTTAACCGTTGCCGTCTCGGTCGTGCCGTTTGCCCATACGTCTGCGGTGTAGCTAGTCGCTGCTGACTGCGTGTGAAACTGCCAGATCTCGCATACGATGACATCGCCAGCAAGTGCGCTAACGGTGCTGGTTGAAGATGTGGAAGCGCTGTTAGACCGCTCAGAGTTCGCCGTAGTCGGTTCGGCTGAGCCAGTCATTGTCAGGCAATCGCAGATCGTCCCAACCTTTGCGCCTGTTGACGGGCGCCATACATAAACGTTGCAGCGCAGATCAGCGCCGAAGTTCATGCTTAGGTTATTTTCACGGTTGGCTAGGTTGAGCGTGAGAGTCTGGCCTGCTCCACCAACGCTCTGGTTTACGTCTAAAGTATCGGACGCAAAGTATCCGCAGAATGCTGCCTGCAACGAGGTGTTAGCAAGACTCGTACCGCTAAACGAACCCTGACCGCCACCCTTTGTCCCGCGCATGGTCAGCAGCGACGAAGCGCCGACCATAGACCAACTGGCAGTTTGTGAGGACTGCTCAGTTGTAGGAAAGGTTCCGGTTAGCGCATTAGCTGTCGATAGCAGGTATAGCTTGGTAGCCATACTTAAGCATTGCCGGTCGTCAGCGAGAAGGAGTTAACGGTTACGACTTGGGAAACGGCAATACTGGTGTTGTCTAGGATCATATCTCCGCCGCCACCGGTAATGGTTGCAGTGCCTTGCGCGTGGGTAGTGGTGCCGGCAGTGTCAACGATGCGGAAATAGCCAGCAGTGCCAGCAGCAGCGCCAGTGCCAGACCACGTACCAGACTTGGCCTTGACGCCAGCAGATGCAGCCGCCATCCAGTCAGAAGGCAGTGCTATCTCGACCAGCAGCGTGCCTGTAGCCGCCGCCGCGCAGTTAGCTGGAACCGTTCCAGTGTAGATCCGGAGCTTAGCCGAAGTGCCTGCCGTGCTTTCGAATGCATCAAGGCGTGCGTTGTTTACTGCTACTGAGTACTGGAGCGTCATTTTCGTGGCCCGTAAATGGTTTTGACTATTTTAGCATTTTTGCTTGACGCGGAATTCGGGCGGGTCTAGTCTCTGTTTAACGAACCCCGGCGAGTCCGGCCCATCAACCCACGGAGCAATCGACATGCTTACCGCCGCCCTGATTCTTCTGCTGCTGTTCTGAAAAACAAAGCCCTCAATCAAGAGGGCTTTTTTTATGCTTCGTCTTTGTCTTTCGGCGGTCTGCCACGGCGAGGCGTTGCGACTTCCAGCACCTTTTCCTCTTCCTTGGGCACGACCTCTACGGCCTTGTTGACCAGCCCAGCAGGCAGCGATTCATGCTTAACTCGCGTGCCAATCTCAAGACGTACACCGTCAACAATGACGCCTTTCTCTGTAATCACAAATTCTTTCATTTGAACCTCAATAAAAAAGGGGCCCGCTAAGGCCCCTATTCTAACCCAGCGGATTAGCCTTTGGTGAACTGAGCGTACCCAGCATTACCGTTGTAATCACGCTTGAATTGTGGAGCAACTGCGGTCATGATCTGGAAGCTGTACTCGTCGGTGAAGTTTTTACGTTCAATCGGCATAGTGGTTACAGGCATCGCGGTCAGGATTTCCAGCACTCGGCGTTCTTTTACAACGGCGAGGATTTCGTTTGCTGGAACTGCGGTCGATGGAACGATTGCTACGATGCCAGGAATTGCCATCAGGCGAGCCAGAATGGTGTTCTGAGGCGCGGCAGTAACGTAGTCGTTAGCCGATGCAGCGAACCAATCACCATAGTTCAGGTAGATGGTAGCGCCGCCGTAGTAGTTCTCGCCTTGCAGGCCGATCAATACTTTGGTCAGAGCCGAAACCCACTGAGCACCGGTAGCGGTCACGAGGTCGAAGTTACCGAACAGACCTGTAGCGCGACCAGGAGCAGTACGCAGACCGTAGATCTGGTTACCGGCAACGTTGAACTTGGTGTCGCCGTTGATTACCAAATCTTCCAGCTTCTCGATGATGCGGCGGTTGCCGTTATCACGAGTAGCGCCGTCCAGATACTGCCAGCCACCGTCTTGACGAGCGGCTTCTACATCGCGCCAGCCGAAGGTGAAGGTAGTGTCGTAGATCGGCAGCGGGGTGCCTTCGTAATCAATGACTGGAGCGTCTGCTTTCGCACGGCTACGGCCATCAATCGAGCTATTCACTTCGCCTTGGTCGGAAACCTTGGAGAAGTATTGCAGCACTTTGCCGATTGGCACGTTGCGTTGCAGGCTAGCCAAGTCACTGAACACGCCCAGCTGAGCGCGCTGCAAGGTGATCAAGTCTTGGTCGTAGGTAGCCCAGGCATCACGAGGGATGGTATAGGCGTTACCGATCAACTCGCCTTCGCTATCTCGTGCGAGGCGCTCTTGACGGGCGTTGTGAGCGCGGCGTTTGCCAATTACGGCTGCCTCCTGCTCTTTACTGAACTTCAAAATTTCTGCTGGCATGTCAATTACACCACGTAGGAGTTAGCGAGGATACGAACGTCACCGAAGCCGTTAGCACCGACAGCGCGGGAGGCTGCTTCATCGAAGGCTGCGACAGCGACTTCACCAGTTACAGCGGCCTTGAACTGACCAGCTACGACACTCAGGACTTGGCCTGGAGTGTAGGTAGCAGCGGCCATACGCACGTTGAACTCATACTGAGGAACAGGCTTGAATGCTTCGCCAGTTTCGCCAGACGGAACAGCGGTATCGATGGTTTCGCCGATGTATGCGCGGTTATGCATGATGAAGAAGTCAGTCTTCGAGGTGGCTGCCAACTGGAACACGCCAGCGGTCAGCACTACAGCCAAACCCGGAAGAATGCTTGCGCCGGTCTTTGCGGTGCGCGAATCAGGCTGTGCAAGATGCACAGGACCACGCCAGATAACGTTAGCCATTATTTGGCCTCCTGATCAGCGGAGTTAAGGCTGTAGCCTTCAAACTCGTCTTTTGCGTTGATTACTGGATTGCCCGACACGATACCGGCAGCAGTTTGCACACTGGCGAACATGGCATCCAGAGCTTCACCGCTCAATGCATTGGCAACTACTTCGCCGTGCACTTTGGCTACTGCGGAGCGCTTGTCTTTCAGGCCGGATTCTTCATTGGCCTGAATTTTGGTTTGCAGGGAAGCGATGATCTCCGATTGAGCGTCAAGCTTTGCGTTGAACGCACCGCTAATCTTCTCAGCCTGAGCGTCAAGCGCCGCCTTTAATTCTTCCGGGGTCATATCGACTTCCTCGTTAACGATAGCCAGTACAGGCTGTTTAGTTTTGGTACGTGGATATTGTACATGATTCTGAAACAGCTTCATGATGCGGCGAAAGTTCGTAGCAATGTAGCTAGTTTGTTCGGCAACTGGCGTTGATTCACCAGTAAAGACAACCTTATCAGCTTCGAAATGGTAGTCGATTTTATACATCAGCTCGCCAACGCAATAAACTACTGCCTTGTCGTCGAAATCCTCTACGCAGACATATTCAGTAGGCGAACCGAAACGTTCAAGAATTGCGGCCTCGATCAGTTCTTCTTTGTTGCCGTAGGAGTTATCTAGGACTGAATCGTCATTGACAACTACAGAGTTAATAACAAACGTTTTGTTTACCATCATGCCTACACCATCAGAAGGGGTTGCTGCTCCAGTCTCATTTAAAAGCAGGGCGTCATGGTCAAAAACCATATTCCTTGCGATCCAGCCATAACCATCGGCGTTAGGAGTCATCTCGCGATCAAGGAAAATGCCAGTTGAGGTATGGATAGGCTCGCCTTTGTCGATAGCATCAAGCAGTGCGCGACCGCCTTCTGTGTTTTTGGCGAACTCGACATCGATCCACTTTTCAATACTTACCCTGTGACCTACTCGCTCAACGTTGCGATTCCAGGCCCCCACATGGTAGGCGTTTATCGCCTCTGGTTGTCGAGCGCTAACGTAATCACCATCAACCATTGGGTGCGACAGTGGCGCCAGAGTTCCCTCAAGCCCCTTATAGGCCTTGTCGATCTCTTCCTTCGGATAGAGGCCGTTATTCATCACGACACCATCAGGTAGCGTGAAAGATGGCACCACGATATGCTCGCGACCATTGTGCTGCTCGCGACGAATTGAGGCAGCGTTTACGGATACTCGGACGTTTACGCGGGTATTCATTAGATCCATTCCTCTTCACTGGCGCTAATCTCTTCGCAACCAATAAAGCCTTCGTATTCTTCAAGCATATGCAAGCCTCCAATAGATAGCCGTTATTCTATCACGCACTAATTGCGACTTTTGGCAAGTGATATCATATGGATAATTTACGAGGCCCTATTTTATGACTGTCAATGCACCACCTAAATTGATGATGGCGCTCAACAGCCTAGCTGAGCGGCAGGTTGCTGCGTCTAGGCAATTGGCTGCGTTCGGCACCGGCTCGATTGATTCGAAGCGACCTAGAGCCTACTGCGAGTATGGATTTCCAGATAATCCGTGCTTTGACGAGTTCTACCGTGTGTACAAGCGACATGGTATCGGCCACGGCGCGCTTATGCAGGTGCTTGATAAAACCTGGCAGACCATGCCTTGGGTTATCGAGGGCGAAGATGAATTCGACGAGGCTAAGCAGGAAACCCAGTGGGAAAAGGATGTAAAGCGGCTATTCAAAAAGAAAAACATCTTCACTGCCATCAAGGAAACAGACAAGCGCAAGATGGTAGGCGGTTACGCTGGCCTGATCATCCAGGTCAAGGACTCCAAGAAATGGAGTCAGAAGCTTGACAAGATCAGCTCGGCGGCAATTGTAAAATTCATACCTACTTGGCGCGGATCGCTGACTGTCACAGTTTGGGATACAAACGAGACTAGCCCGACTTATGGACAGCCTCTCATGTATTCGTACAAAGAACACAGCGAGGCAATCGGGTCTTCGCCTCGAACGGTTGAGATGCATCCTAGCCGAGTGATTATCTTTGGTTCTCTGACTGAGCCAGAGTCGATATTTGAGCCTGTGCTGAACGCACTGATCAGCCTTGAAAAGGTAACTGGTGGCTCAGGCGAGGCTTACATTAAGGCTGCTGCTCGTGCGCTGCATATCGGCTTTGATGCTACTGCCCAGCTGTCTGAGCTTGCTCGTGCGCATGGCATGAAGCCTGATCAGATTGGCGAGCTGTATAACGAGGTTGTGCAAGGCGTTAGTCGCGGCATTGACTCAGCGATCATTACGCAAGGCGCCAAGGTAGAGACAATCACCTCGAACGTGCCGGATCCTCAGCAGCCTTTTGAGGTCAACCTTCAAGAGGTTGGCGCGGGCATGCAAGTTCCGTCGACAATCATTGTTGGTCGACAGACTGGTACGCTTGCAAGCAATGAAGACGTTAAGGCATTCAACCGCTTCGGCCAGAGTCGTCGCGACAACGAAGTAGGCCCGAACACAAGGCTTGTAGTTGATTGGCTGATGGAGCACGGCGTTATCGATACCAAAGAAGACTATGAAGTAATGTGGGATGAGCTGACTGAATCGACCGATGCAGAGAAGCTGTTGAACGCTAAGACCATGTCCGAGGTCAATAGCGCGTCTTTGGCTAGTGGAGAGATGGTATTTAGTCCTGAAGAGATTAGGACGGCGGCAGGCTATGAGAATACAGACCCGCTTACTCCACTTCCAGACGTAAACCCCCCAGCCGATCCGAATGCTCCACCGGAAACCGTGCAATAATCAAAGGCCCCAAGCGGGCCTTTTCTAATTAGAGGATTTTATGGGCGAGCCAATCATCCCAAGAAGCGAAACGGACCCAACCGGCCAGCAGGCGAGAGTCCAGAAGGCTATCAAGGACTTCAATCGTCGCATTGACGCTGTGCAGAAAGGCGTGCTGGCTATCCTGAAGCGCATTCCGTATAAGGTCGTCACCCTGAACGCGGTTAATGCAGAGCAGAAGACGTACATTTTCGAACTTGACGATTTCACGCTATCCAACATGGATAACGAGATTGCGATGCTGATTGGCCAGCTAATCGATGAAGGTACGCCGCAAACGAACTGGTTTATGTCTAGCTACATTACCCCTGCATACGTGCAAGGTACTGCCCTAACAATGGCAAACCTGACGATTCAGTCGGAGGCCTACGCAGTTAGTAGACCGCATCTAGATTCACTGTTGACTAGCGCGCCTTATCGTCGACGCCTAAGCCTGCTCCAGGCTCGCACGTTCAACGAAATGAAGAAGATTGCCGATGATATGACTGGTGATCTAGCCTCTACCCTCTCTCGCGGCATGGCTAGCGGTCTTAATCCACGCAAGATCGCGGAGAACATCGAAACAAGGATTGGAGTTAGTAAGTCTGATGCTAGCCGTATCGCACAAACGGAGGTTGTCGGGGCCATGCGCACGGCCCGAAGAGAAGAGGCGCAACAAGCACAGACCGATCTAGGAATTAAGACTAAGCTGATGCATCTATCAGCACTCAAGAGCACAAGCCGCGCAAGTCATATAGCTCGCCACGGTAACTTGTATACAATCCAAGAGACTGCAACCTGGTATTCGATAGTGCCAAATATGATCTACTGTTATTGCACGCAAGTTGAAGTTCTCGTTAATGATAAAGGCGAACCACTATCCCCATCTATCATCGCTCGCGCAAAAGCTAAACTTGACAAATAGGAAAACACCAAAACTCAAATGTCCAAGATTTATGGAATGTGGACACAAGAAAAAGGCCTCATTGCGAGGCCTTTTGTTTTACTGCCAGATCTGGATGATTAGGCCGATGGGTATCGATACTAAGCTTATCAAAGCAATATAAGCCCAGAATGTAACCATCGGTTTACGCGAGGCCTTCTGACATGCAGAGAACATGAAAAGACTAAACGCGAATACTATTAGCGAACTTAACGCCACTTGCCAACCCATCACACCACCTCCCGCTTAAACCCAGCATCAACCAACCTAGCAGCAGTCACGCGGCAATCTACTTGCGCGATGTCCATTAGTTCGCGGATGGCGGATTCGCGTTGGTCGCGCGCAATATCTTCTTCGGTCTTGATTGCGCGGAATTCATCAGCCCATCTAGCGGTTGTCTTTTCGATATCAACTACTAGCAGTTCAGATTGAGACATCTCATCGTTCTTATAGACGACTTCGCATCGCCGCCAAAGATAATTAGATTGGCCAGGAAGAAGAATGCGCGCCTCGCAAATCGTACCTACCGGCGGCAACCCATCTTCCGGACCCGGCCATTGTTTAGGCTTTGGGCGTTCGATCATTTCTTCAATATCATGCCGAACGTTTCCCCATTTGCACCAATGGGGATATTCAGAAGCCGGGGGCCAATAAAACCACTGGCCATTATCGAATTTCATGAAGCTATTAATACGTCTATCGCATGCGTCCCAATGAGTAGCATCATCAGGCGCCAAACTCCAATCAACCTTGCTCATAACCTAACCCCGTCCGCGTCATATTGTGGGTGATGTTTCTTCAGCTCGGCAATGTAGGTGCCTGCTACGTATTCGAAGTCTGACTCTGTGAAAATGTCGTTCGAGAAATAGGCCGCACGGTCTGGATAGTAGACCCAGGCGTTCTCGGCGTTGAATGGTTGAGCGCTAAGGCGAACCTGTACGCTTGTGCTAGATACGTCTACATGCGCCGATACATTTCCTGCCTCGCTGACATCCATTGCCAGCGATACGATTTCATTTGTTAGATTGCGTTCTTTTTCGGTAGCCACTGTGTACCCTCCGTTTATGTTCGCTGAATGTAGCGCGGGATTCGGCTCGTGTCTATTTATTTGCTCAAGATATCGAATGCTGTTGCTGCCAAGCGTGGAACTTGTCCATTTCCAATTGCCTTAAGTCGGTCCATCCCAAAGGCCACATCATGACCGATTCTGCGAACAAGGGATTCAGGTAGATCGGATCTTCCTCGCAAGTCCTCAATCCCTCTGACATCTTCGCCCCACGGTAGTCTGGAGAACCGATATAGCGCCTTTTCTGCGATCCCTTGCCCTCGTTTGCGCCTGTTGTTGGTAGCGACAATCCAGATCCGCTCTCGTAGGTGAACTCCGCCGACGTCACGACATGAAAGCACTCCCCATTCCGCATCGAACCCCATCTTGGCCAGGTCTGCAAGGACGACTCCGAGTCCTCGAAGAGTGAGCGCTGGGCTATTTTCCACAAGGACGTATTCGGGGTCAACCTCGCAAACGATTCTTCCCATTTGCTTCCAGAGGCCGGATCTGTTTCCTTCGATACCAGCCCCATTCCCGGCAACTGATATGTCCTGACACGGGAATCCGCCAGAAACCACCTCAACAAGTCCGCGCCACGGTCTTCCGTCAAAACTGCACACGTCAGACCAAATTGGGAAAGGTTTGAGTGCTCCATCGTTTTGTCGTTGCGCCAGAACTTGTGCTGCGTAGGCATCACGCTCAACGGCGCAGACGGTGCGCCATCCCAAGAGGTGGCCTCCGAGTATTCCTCCACCGGCTCCTGCAAAGAGCGCGAGTTCTCGTAATCCTGCATCAGTGCTCGACTTATTAGCCATGACATTTTCCTAAATACCCCGCCAAATTCGACAAAAGATCCGCGTTATCAGTGCACAAACCTAGCACCGTATTGCATCGATTGCAAAGTATTCCTCTGACCTTTAGGCTGGCATGGCAGTGGTCAATGTGTGGCTTTGTCTGCTTGTCTCCCCAATCAAATGCCTTCTTGCAGGTTGCACAGGAATCGGCCTGATCGCTCATCATTGCCGAAAAATCTTCAGGTGTTATGCCGTATTTTCGTCTTGATTCCTGAAGATAGCTTTTACGTCTATTAGCCGCGCGATATGCCTGTACCTTTTCAGGATTCGCCAACCTCCAAGCCTTTGCTGCCTGCCTTTTTAATTCTGATGTTTTGTAGCTATCCTTCATAACCCCTCCTGTTTGTATGTAGGGATTGTATATGGCTGGCAGTCAGCGTCAAGTGTTCTCCGAAGAATCGTTATCTGCGCATGCGGGCTGGGAGTAACACTCCACCAGACGCTTGCTTCTCGATCAGCATTTCGGCCACAGCATCGAACATAGGATCGAGTTGGTCATCGTGCTTATGCGAGTCGTCAGCGCTGAAGTCTGCGACCTCTGCCAGGAACGGCAGAACCCAATCAGTCTTGGCGATCTGCTTCCCGTTGCTGTCTGTAGTGCGCAGGATCGGATATCCGTCCTCATTCAAGATCGCAGGCACAAACACACGCCCGTTCTTGACATAGCTCTGAATATCTAGGCAGCGCGATACCTTGTTGTTATCAGGACCGCGAGGAATGGCCTTGATCGGGATATGCTTCTTGTTGGTCAGCGTCTGGATCAACCCAGTGCCGCTTGCCTTGTCCTCGATTGCCATATGCCGGATTTGGCCTTGATAGGTGCTATCCCATGACGACCATTCAGCCCATGCGTCCTGCGCAGTCTTGATCAGTTCGTCAGCGTCCCACTTGCCGCGCCTAACGTCGATCAGGTAAGCGTTGTTATCGACACCAAGGCCCCACAACTCAAACACGGAGTAGTCGTTCTGCTCGCCTTTCTTCTGCGCTGTATCCGCGTATACGGCTCTCCACTGCATTTGCGGAAGCTGCTCGTAACGTTGTAGCCATGCAGAATCAAGAAGGCCGCCAGTAAGCGCTTGAGGGCGTTGCATGTACTGAGACATGAACGTGTACTCATCTCGCTCCCAAAGCGACATGAGGTCGTTAACGTGTTCCATTTCCGGCCAATATGACCAGTATCGAACGCCGCCCTTCTCGACTGAATCCGTATCCTTAACCGTATCCCAGCACATTTGCCGGTATGGCTCAGGCAGAGTGGCTATGTAGTCCTCTGTGACCAGCGCAGGGATCGCGATGTTCTTGAACTCTACACCCATGCCGCCAGCCATCATGAAGCCGGTAGCGTCCATCGTGTGGAGTCGCTGCTGGATGGAAACGATAGGCGTAGGGTGTTCTTTTGACTTGTCGCCACGACGCGAGCGGAACGTGCCGGTCAATCGAGCATTGCTTGCGTCACGCTTCGTATTCGAAAGCATGTCGTCAGGTTTATTAAGGTCGTCAAAGAGCAAGCAGCCAGAAAACTCAGGCCCGAAGTAACCGGCACGACCACCTGTAATCTGACCACCTGCTGACTTGCTGATGGTCTGCCCTACACTGCGGCCTTTCTCGTCGATCAGTTCCCACTCTTCGGCCTGGTTAACGCCAAATATCGACGGCCATAGCTCTTGGTATTCCTTGGACGCGATAATGTCCCGCGTGCGCCTGGAGTTGCGGCGAACAAGTGAATCAGCGTAGGAAACGTTGAGGTTACGGAACCGGCGCAGTTTCTTGGACTGAACCTTAGTATTGATGTAAGCAGGCAAATGGATAGAGAAGAACTCTGTCTTAGTGCCGCCTGGAGGAATGTTGACGATCAGGTTTCCCGGCTTTAGCTTGCCGTTAATCAGATCGTCAATAGACGCTGCCATCATCTTGTGATGCCAGTTCACTAGAAGCCGGTCGCCCTGAAGCAACTCAAACCAGATGCGAGTGAAGTTAAGGAATGACTTCTCGGACTTCTGCTTAAGTATCAGCCTGTCCGCGAAATTCATATCCTCCCAATCAAGCAGCTTATTAGTCGAGGTCATCGAGCTTGTTCCCCAGCTCTAGTTCGGCCTGCTTGTAGTCTGCTGGGGAGTAGTTGACGTGCGTGACAGTGCCGGAGTTACTGACTTCCGACTTCTCGACAAGACCGATATCCCGCGCAATCAGCGTAGGGTTCATGAGCCCAGCAACGGCGTTCTCGAACTTGTATTGTTTCATGCGATCCTCGATCTCGTCGCAGACAAGGTCGAACTCTTCGCTGATGCGGTAGTTCTGCCAGGTATGGCGATGTATACCGAGGTATAGGCATAGACCGGTGATGGTCACGGCGCGAGGCTTCTTAAGTTGCGCAGTGAGGATTGTCCCCTGAGATGAGAAGTGCTTCTCTTCAATCAGCGGGTGAGCATCTGCCCACTCAAGATACGCCAGGCATGATTCGCGCAGATCATCAGGCGTCTCAAACGCCCGAGTCCGCCCGACTGTTGAGGTCTTATCCCCGGTGTGTACTATTGGCTTAGCAGCCATAAAAAAGCCCTCCGATTAGAGGGATATCTTAGCATTTTCCGCTATTCCGCTGCTTTCTTATCTGCAAACTTGGCAGCGAATGCCTTAACCTGATCAATCCCGAAGACTGCAACTGCACCACCGATAGCGAAACACCAGCCGTTAGACAGACCGAACGCCTCTACTGCTGAGCCTGCCATGAAGGTGATAATCCCGCCACCACTCACCTCTAACAGCGCAGTCCAAAACGTTCGCTCCTTATTACGAAACGCCATCACAGTACTCAGCGCGACGTTCATAACAGCGGCTTTCAGTGGTTCTGGCAAGCTGGCCCAGAATTGAGCAATTACGCTTGGGTCGCTAGTTGGGTCGCTCATTGGTGACTTCTTCATGGGTGATAGGTCTGGATGTAGTGGAATGTAATCCATTTGAACCAATTGTATCAGTTGTGGTTCCATGGCGTCTGGCCATCACTTTTTGTTGCTCATAAAAAAGCCCCGATTTGAGCATAACCATTTCTGGTCATAGGCTTGGGGCTGTGTTGTTACAGTGCTTCAAGAGCTACATCAATCCAGAAGCTAACAGGATTTCAGGTCCTGCGCTGGCATTGTCACTGGATGCAAGAATGATAACACATGCATAAAAATGCACATATTCTGCCAGTTTTGATGAAAAACGGTAATTTAATGCACATTCTGAAGAAAAGCATGCATAAAAAAAGCCCATCGGACGGTTCACGATGGGCCAAGGTGCAGCGGGCGACGGAGGGGAGGTCATCGCTTAAGGTAGATTATGCCATAGCTTTATACATCGGTGCGCATTTAATTCTAAGCTCAAGATCGCGCTCGGTCTGTGCACGATCAGAAAGCCAGGATTTCAGCTTGATTCGTAGGGTTGATCCCTTGTCACAATGCATAGCCTTGTCTCGGAAACGCTCATAAGCAGCAAAGCCAATCTCGCTCAAGGTCATCATGGCCTCGGCGTTGATTGCGTCCACGTCGTGAATAGTTGTCATGGCTTCACCTTTAGGCCTGCGGATTCGATTATTTTCTGGATATCCTCAATCGCCGAATCGTATCCGCCGTCGAAGTCTGGGTAAGTTGATCCCGATAGCTTTGGCAGCTCAATCACAACTGATTCTCGTGAGGCTTGCCAAATATCCCAAAGCATTTGAGTTGTTTGGTTCCTGTATCCTCCATCCATTGCTCGGGCAGGAACAAACTTCCCCGTGATAGCTAGACAGATTTCTTTGGCCGACATCTCGAACTCTTCCCGCATTTTATCATTACTCACTTCGTCGCCCTCCACCAGTACCAAGCATCCATTGCGTAACGATAAGGCCAGAATACTGACCAGACTGCCCATGCGCAGATCCATTCCCAGTATGGTGCGCCGACTGGCAGTGAATTGATCTTGTAGTGGAATACCAACGGCCAGTAGCTGAAGAACCCGACTGCCAGGTAGATTGTGATTAGGGTTGTCATGGGCGAGCCTCGGTGAAATCCCAGCAGCATTTCCTTAGGTCGAAAAACATCCAGTTCCTAGCAATGTCATCATCCCATATGGCTCTTGCCCCGTCTTCATATAGCGATGCCCAGCAGTACACGACTCCATTGAATCCATTTTGCTGAACTAATACGCTCGCCCAATCAGGTGCGCGACTCCAATCTGGCTTGCTCATTTCAACACCCCCAGACTCCGACCAACCGCCATCGACTGCAACCACTCTAACTCATGCCCCTCAATCAGCGTCGTGTGCTTGGCGATCTTCTGCGTCGACGTGATAGCCGTCTGACTACCTACCAATTCCCAATCGCCTGATTCGTACAGCAGGAATTGTCCTGGCTTGAACGACTCTGGCGCTCCCTGCTGCCATTTTACAATTACGTTGATCATAAACTCCCTCCAGCCATCATATAAAAACCATAAGCAAACGCAGCCATTACGACAGCGGCAGTCAGCCAGATAAGAGCAGTGATTCGGACGCCTATGAGCAGCGAACTGAATACGAATAGCGCCACCATTACGATCAAGATCAGGAATATTCCAAGGTAAAACATGATTCTCCCCTCCTGTGTGATTTCTTGTAGGTTAGACCGCGTGGTTAGCGCGGTCAAGCATTAAATGGAATGCATTTTCCTGTTACTGCGAAGAATGCATTGTCAATGAAGCATTTCCGGCGAGACAGTGATCCGGCTAACCTCGCCGTACTGCTTGTGGTAGGTGATTACGGTAGAGCTTCGACCAGACATCCAGCCTCCACGGCTAGCGTATGCGTCTGCACCTGCCAGGGTTCGGTGCTGCTCGACAATCATCAGGCTAGTCTCCTTCAGGTCGCGATGGTGCAGGTGTCCCGTGTGTGCGTATGAAAATTTAGTGCGACCAAACACTTCGCGGAACTTGGCGACGAATACAGAATCGATGCCGGCCATCCGGTGCTTGTGGGAGTGGTGCCAAAACAGGCTGGTTAGGCCGTGCTCATAGCAGTAGTAAGGATCTGGACGCGTCTCAACGGTAATGCGCGGCTCATCCATGTAACGGGCGGCGAACAGTTCACGAAGCCATACAGACGATGCAAGGTCGTGATTTCCTTCTGCCATGAGCATGAACACTTTCGGATACTTGGCCAGAAGCATATCCACGATACGAGCCACTGTACGGATGACTACGCGCACGAGACGACTGAAGCGGGTGTCTGCATCAAGATTGTGCCCGCTGCTCGGCGTGATGCTCTCCAGGCCGTCAAAGTGCATGAAATCCCCAAGCTGAGCGAATACGCACGAGTCTGCGTCTGGAGCCTGGTGGATTGACTGGGCGAACCAGTTGATAAGCATCTGCTCGGCGATGTCGGTGTCCCAATCGTCGCCAGTCTCAGGCTTCCATGCGAGCATACCGAAGTGGTAGTCAGAGATCGTGTAAACGTTGAGCAGGTTCGAGTTCTTTGCTGCTGGTGGCACTACAGCGCGAATAGCCGGGATCTCTTCCTTGAGTGTTGATACTGTCTCCATGAGCAAGGCAAGACGGCGATCATCATCGGTCGTCGTCTTTACCCATTGAGCAGAGAGAATCCCTTCCTTGTTGTACAGACTAGATACGCCCTTAACGCGGAATCCGTCAGGGCACTGGCGCGTCATGTCGGCTTCAGGTGCATAACCAACGCTTGCAAGTTTGGCCTTCCACCGCCGCATAGTGCGCTCATTCACGCCGAACTCTGTAGCCATCTCGCCATTTGTACGACCTGATGCAATCGCTTCCTTGACTAGCTGCTCGTTGTATTCGGTCATTGGGCTGTGCTCGTTGGGCGCTGCAAGAGTTTTGGCTCTGTTGATTTTTTAGCGTCGGCAATTACTTTTAGACTGCTTTCTACCGATGCCTCAGGAGCAACGTATACATCATTGCTACGGTGGAGATCTGGCTTATCCTTAAACCAGCACTGCCCGTACTTGTCTTGAGCTAGCCACATCGCCCAATCCGGCGCATCATCCCAGCTAGGAGTATCCGAAGGATCAATGATCATATTGATACCTTGCGCTGGATTTTCGGAAGACAGCACATCGACCTCTTCACTCAATGCCTCAGCCTTAAGCGCCGAGTAAGCCACGCCGTCTAGCGCGGAGTCATGGTGATACTTGCTCGGGTTCTGCCACTGGCGCACGTCCTTGAGCGTCTGAAGCAGCAACCATCCCTCAGCCTCGGACAGATCGCGCCCTGTGATGGCGTTGAAGGCTGTCACAGTGGCACCCATTGAGCGCTCGCCTGTAGGTTTATCGTATGTAACCCCGCGTTCAGCCTGAACGTCGATTGCTGCCTGTAGGAATTCGGTGGATTTCATTTGGTTGTTTTCCATGGCAAGAAAGCGGCGCTTAACAAGGTAACGAATTCACGCTTAACATCATCCTTGATCTCTTGATATCCGGTGTACATAGCTACACATAGCACGATTACAGGGTAAAGCAGTATGCTTATAACGGCGATCAGGCGCGTTAGCAGCGGGTATCTCTGCAAGCCTTTTCGGATTGGTGTCGGATCAAATGTTTTCACTCTGCATCCTCCAGCTCATCAACGTCGATATGAGCTTCTAAATACGCGACCTCCTGAAGCTTGCGCTGCTCCCTAACCCCAAGATTCCCATCCTCCAATCTGCTCTGGCTAATCCCTGTGCGGCTGGCGATCAGGCTCATATTCCAGCCGCGATTCTTCATTTCCTTGATGATTCGGTCATGCATGCAGTTCTTCCTTATGGGTTACGTCGAGCGGGTCGGCGAGTGGTGGTAATGGCAGCAAATGTCTAGCGTTAACGTATGTGAATCCGAATTCGTACTCTACACCAGAAGTATTAGTTGCAATCACGCCCTCACCTTCCACAAGCCATGCCTTCTCATTGCCATCATAAACCGCACCGTCTTGCCTATCGCCCTTACTGACAACGCGATTTAGGGTGACTAGCTTTCCCATGTTTACTGGAGTTCGCGAGTATCCGACGATCATCGCCAACATCCCAGGCTGCAACTCGCTCATGTCCAAAGCCCCTGCGCTACCAATTTTTCGTGAACCTCGGCGAGATCTACCGAGAATTCGAGTTTAGTACAGAATGCGGCGCATGCGTTCCAGTACTCGTGGCGGGCGTTGGTGAGTGCTTCTTTTGCGATGTGAGTGGCAGTTGGGTGCTCGATATCTGCTGAGACGAATGCCAGGTGCGCTGCTTCGAGTGCTTCCCGTGAGGCTTTGACTGTGATGCTCATTTCGATTCTCCCATCTTGATTGCTACAGAAAGCAGTCCGCCAATCATTGCCGCATTGTGCTCTGTAGACTGATTCAGCAACTCCATGTAGCGATCTCGCCACTCGTCACGGTCTTTCTCCATGTCGTAGTACATCTCTTCGTACTGAGATGCGCGCATCATCGCCTTTCCGATTGAGTACAGGTCTACGCCTTCTTCGTACTTGCTCATGATCTATGACCCTCTATCTGCGCCCAAATGGCGCGTTCAATCTCATTTATATACTCGTTGCAGATTAAGTCAAGCGACTTTTTTGAAATTGTTTCGCCGATTTCGTCTGTGCCGTGTGCACAGGTCCATTCGAGTTCGCTGTGGCCGTTTGTGTGGCGCGTAGAAGGCTCGGAGTGTGCGTAGGTGATGTCTACGTCAAGCATCAATCCGTGAAGATTCACAATCGTCATCTGCGGCTCCTTGGTTGCCACTCAGTAAAGGTGCAATGTCCGCATATCTCGCACATGCCAATTATCACAAGGTATTGCCATGTCAGCTCACGATTAGAAACCTTCGTGTATTTGTGTCCGAACGCAATGCATCGTAAGTGGATCATCAGGAAGGGTTCTCCGGAGAACTGATAGCTGCGTCAATTACGTAGTCGGCAGACTCGAAAGTTAAAGCTATGCTCGACGGCGCGCCACAGGAAGGGAGCGTCACGATTATGTAAGGACCAGATCCAACACTTTGCGAACACGATCCAACTATCTGCCTAGAAACCCCTCTCTCCTTTAGCCAACGATACCGCTCAGCATCCTTGCGCAGACATTCGTTCTCGGACTTGAGCTTATGTATCTCCTGTCGCATGCATTGCCTGCACTGAGCAAGTGGCGTGCCTTTGCCGTATTCCTCTTGCCCGCAAACATCTGCGTAACCCTGACCGCCGCCAAACGACGCGCCGCAATAGATACTCATAAACCCCTCCAATAACTAATTTTCGTCTTAACGGCTGGCATTAAGTACACGATTGCGAACCATGTGCAAGCGATTACTGGCATAGCGATTCTCCGATTTCAGATGCGCAAAGAAGTACGGCGCGACGTGTGTCTGATGCTAGGTCGCCAGTATAGCTAGCCATCCAGCAGTGATGGACGCCCTCATCGCTTGCATGAACCTCGCCGAACCCTGGAAAGTAATTTACGTCTAGCCGCAGCATGACCATCAGCTCAAACGAATCGGCGCTACTCGTCTCAGGCTCCCACCGCCTAACAATCGCCCCATCCTTAACCAGATAATGGCTGCCATCTGGATCCGTGAAAAGGTCATGCTCAATCGCGAAGGCTGCGTTTTTTAGGGTTGTGTTGGTGATCATTTTGAGAACTCCTTGGCTGCAACAAATCTACGAGCGAAATCCAGCACGTCTTGTTCCCACTCAGCACCAACGCCATCGTCAAATGCGAACAACATCCCTGACAGTGCTCGCTCAAGCATATCAATCGTATTCTGCTTGGCTTGAAGCTCGCAACCTACGCACTGACGATAGCCCTGGAACGGATTAGCTTTGTGTTCTGCACATACCTTAGTCATACACCCTCCAAATTTTCCGCAAAAAGAAAGGCTCACATTAGGAGCCTTTTGGTGGTTTTGCAAGGGTTATTACATAGCCATCTCAATCTGATCGCTTTTCACCCATACAGCAGAACTGTTGCTTGCTTCTATTCGGCTAGCTATCACCTCAGCTCGTTGTCCTGCCGTTGGAGGCGGGTACATTCCGAAGCGCTTGATGCTGCCAGCATTCACTCCAGCATTTGTGGAGTCTGCGCTAGATAGCGGAAGCTCACTGAATATCTTTGGATCTAGCATTCTGAGCCCATGAAGCCTGCACATTGGCCTACCAAGATCGTCGCAAACAGCATCCATTACTAAAGCCATCCTTGCCCACCACGCATCAGTCCCTGGCGATTTCCATTGCCCAGAACTACCTATCGCCACCACTGACCACTCACTGGCTAGACGCTGAAGACGCTCCATTGATTCATGCAGATGCCATACGGGAACACCTCGCATAGACTTAGGCCAACGATCAATCAATTCATCGTTTGCATTCTCATCGCCATCAATGACGTCAGGTATCAGCGCCCAGTCAAACCCTGGGTGCTTGTGCCACTTTTCAACCCAGTAGATGTACCCCTTCACATCCATAGTAAAACCCTTCGTCCATGCCGAGAAGGCCCCGTTATCCAGCACGAAGGATTGGCAAGCATTGGCCACGATTGGCATGCTCTGCTGATATGCAAACGATACCAGCGCATGCCTGCCTTTCAGGAACTTTGCAGCATCAATGCCGTCTCCGCTAATAGGGGTTCCATGGTAATGAATCACCGAACACCCCACGCCTTATGAGCCTGGATAGAAACTCGCCACCTCGGATTGAGTTGAGCGTATTCAATGGCAGCTTCGGTGTTTTCAGTGATCGACGGCCCATCAATCGGCTGTAACGAATACCTTTGCGCATGAATGTCCTGCACGTCTTTAGGTTCGATATCGGCAAGCGGAAACAGAAGCTTTACCTCGTCAGCCTTGTCAAGAGTAAGCGGTAGACGCTTGGGGCTTAGCGTAACCCAGCACTTATCAGCGCCAGCAAGCGGAACACTGCCATTCGTCTCAACTGCGATCTCTGCACCGTAAGCCAGCAGCAGATCAACAAGAGACTCGGTGATCTGTAGAGCTGGCTCACCACCTGTAAGCACGATGAATGGTGTCGCAGACCAATTCACCCACTGATTCAGGATTGCCGATACCAATTCAGCCTCGGTATAGCGATCACCACCAACAAAATCAGTATCGCAAAACGAGCAAGCTGATTTAGCCTTGTCCTCCTGGCGCCCTGACCACATATTGCAGCCGGCGAACCTGACGAAAACAGCAGGGCGTCCGATATGGAAGCCCTCCCCTTGCACCGTATAAAATATTTCCTTAACCAGAAAGCTTTTAGAGAATTTCACTATGCGATCCCTTCATTTTTGCCTTAAAGATTTGATCCTAACGCCTTGATGGATCGCGGTCAATTCCTGATAGCCTCCAAAGCTAAGAAATAGATCATCGGCAATCTGCTCGTGGATTCCCTTTTTGATTAGTGCAGTAGCTGTCTTAATGTGCTCGACCATGATGGTTACTGGCGACAGGATAACCAGTTCATAGATGATCTGGTCACCATCGTTAGGACAGGTTGCGACGAATGTGTGCTGATACTCGTTAATGCTTTTCACTTCAATATCTCCCGAGCCAACATCTGAATATCGCTCCAGAGCTGCGATGACGGGCTTTCGTCGTACTGGCCTAGCATCTTGGCCAAACGAATTCCAGCGGGCTTGTGGGTGTCTTCTTGAGGCTTTGGCTGTTCGTGCTTGATCACTGTGGCTAGCTCCATCTGTCCAGGCAATGTCATTTCTTCTTCTCCATGATTTGTTTGGCGCGATAATACCAGTCCCCAGGATATTCCTGCTGACTCAATTCGTCCACCATCTCCTGAATGAGCGACACATAAATATCAGTCGTCTCCTGGCAGCGGGTGAAGGCGTCGAGGCGTACATTAAGCTCCATACACTCGATCTTTACTGGAGATCCGTGCGCGCATACGTAAGCCCCGAATACTGGCGACCAAAACACACCCTCAGGCACCGGCCAAATTTCCTCAAAACGCTCTCGAATCGTCTTCATTTCCCACTCCGATCCAATATATTGGGATTTGTAGAATTATTGGTCAGTTTTTGATCAGTAGGTTGCAGGTTGCTTGAGCTGTTCTTGCTTTATACCCTCGGCCAGCCCTTGAGCAAACGAGCTAAGACCTAGGTAAGTGATTGATTCTGCAATGGTCATGTTTGCCAGTTTGTCAGCATCACGAAAGCTCATAGTGCCTTCATTTACGCAAGTATCTACAATTGCCTTGACTAAACTCTGAATGGCTATGTGCAGGTGCTCTGTTGCTGATTCGATACGCGTCATCATCTATCCCTCAGTAAAAGTCAACGAAAAGTTCCCCTTTCTCCCCCAATTCGCAGTCACACTCAAGCTGAGATATCAGCACCCCAACAATAGGCTTGTGCTCATCAAACCCTGTGCCTAGCTTTAGTTCGCCGCCGTGAGTGTCGTAGGCGGCTAGGAGGATGGGGAGTAGGTCGGTTAGGGTCATTGCATAAGCTCGGATGGAATGGAAATGGTTTCGCCTAGTTTGTCTAGGACGATAGCTCGGCACGCGGCAATCAAATGGGTTGCTCCAAATGACCCATACACTTCACCCTTGATAATTGGAAGCCCATCGTCTTGGCAAGGATAAGAATAAACCAAGCCTACTCGCTCAAATGTAAGATCCAGCTGGTATTTGTCAATCAGCGGGCCTCCATCTGCCCATTCAGTAGATGGCGAATAGCATGCCTGAACAGACCAGTCAGCAAGCCACGCCTCACGACTTCCTGACCATGCGCCTGCTCCTAGATGATTGCTGCGCACTGCGTATCCTACCGCCCAATCCAAGGCCGCTCCAATCAATTCACTCGTCTTAACTTCTACAATATCCATCTCTACCCCTCCACCCTATATCTGTTCTTCGGAGAATAGTTATACCTTGCGGTAGCCTGCGTCGTAGATTGCCAATGTAGGATCGATTCCTTTGAGATTTGCACGAACGATAATATCGTTTAGTGTCGATATTTCTTTCTGACGCTCTTCCGCCGCGATCTGCTCTGGTGTGCGAAGTGGACGAATCCTTGGGCCTATCGATGCAGTGATATTGTTGCAATCTACCCAGCAGACAGCCTGATTTTCTTTATGCGCAATGATTTCGCAGCATACCCACTCATCACTTCCACCAACAAGCATGCATTCGCATACCGTCCCAACAGGCGGCAGGCCTTCGCCGGTCCACTTTGTCTTGAAAACCTCGCGGACACCAAATGTCCATGTTGTTTTACCATCGAAATTGCACCCGCGCTCATCAATGGCAAGAGAGATGCCATGGAAGTCAATAACCGTCTGGTCATTGAATGCTGTTTCTAGGATCCGTGCGTGCTCTTTGTCTCTGATCGTAATTTTCATCTTCCCGCCCTCCGTAAATGTCTGCTGATTATGGCTTAGCCTAAGCGTATGTCAATACAAAATATGCATTACTTTCACGTCGGATAGCTCGGCAATTCTGGTCATGTCTCGCGTACCTGATCCGCCTGGAAACGCAATCACTCCATCAGGCTCTAAGGCGAGCATGGCAGCGTTTCGTTTTGGTCCGGCACCATTTCCATAGACCTTCCAGTTAGCAATCGCCGTAAACACCTGAATGCCCTTCTCTAGCGCCCATTCCCTAGCAAGCCGATCAGCCCCATTAGCGCCACCCTCGATAATCGCGTGGATCGTGCATTTCTTGTGTACGCCGTCGAGCACCTGGTGGAGTCGTGCTTTGTCTGCGTAGTCACGTCCGCCGCATACGATGAATTTCATTGCTGAGACTCCGAAATATGCACGACAACCTTGCCTCCTGGAACCTTTTGCCTACGGATAACCCTTAGATCGTCTATAAGCTCGTCGTCGGCCCAAAACCCCGCTTTGGTTATGGAGTCCTGCAATGCCTTGAGAACGCCGTCCAGATCGCGTTTGCGGAGGTCTGGCGGGTAAACGTCCACGACCATGCAGATACGGAAGTCGATTGGCTCTACAGTTCCGATGATCTTGGCTACGTCAACTGCGTACTTCCTGCCCTTAGCGCTGATCATAGTCCGTCCTGATCCGCCAATGGTCACGTTACGGTAGTAGGTGTTGTTAGTCGGCGGGTATGGCAGCTCAAGCACGATCAAAAGGAAAACTCCCACTCGGCCACTTCACGGCGCTCGATGCGAGCGAACTCAAGTCTAGGCATTTCCTTGCGCTGATGATCAGACCATTCACGAATAGTCATTCCAGTGCAGCCACACATGTAGCCGTCGCAGCACTCCATATCATCAGGATCTTGATTGAACGCGGTCCAAGGTTCGGGCCCAAGCAGCTTCATGAACCTCTCAGCATTTTTCTCGATAGCGAACCGACGACGCTTCTTGCGGCACCCTTCACGCTGCCAGATAACGCGATACTCGTATTTCATTTCTTCACCTTCAGCAATAAGTTCAGTTGGCGCCGGGTTTCGGCTTCGATGTCGGGCTTAGTCTTGAGCTCTCTCTCAGCCCACATGCGCCCCTTGTTCGCCTTCAACCCGAAATAGATCTGGCTGGCATGGTCCCGAGCTAGCTTCCATCTCTGGAGACATTCCTCCTTGTGGTTCTCGATGCTCTCGCGTTCGGCAGTCGAAAGGATTGCCAAGTTGAGCGATCCAGCAGGTGTAGCAGATGTGGTCATGGGTTGGCTCCATTAGAATTTCATTCCGCGAACTTTCTCAGCCTGCTTAGGCGTGTCCTTTTCTTCCGGAATGTATGCGCCGGCCTCAAGTGGTGCGAACCGTGCATATCGACCTTGGAACATTGCAAAGAACGTCTTTGCCTCGCTCTCGCGGGAAATAGACAGGATGATCTCAGCAATCCCCTTGCGGTCGCTATCAGGGTTGTAGACCTCATCTCGGTACACAAAGATAGCCATATCACAATCCTGCTCAATAGAACCAGAGTCACGAAGGTCAGACGGAACTGGTCGCTTGTTCGGTCGCTGTTCAAGTGCGCGGTTGAGCTGAGAAAGCAAGATAACGGGGATTTTCATCTCTTTAGCGAGCAATTTAGCCTGTCTTGATATCTCAGTAACCTTTGCCACTTGGTTTGCCTTTGGATCATCGGAGTCAAGCAAGCCAAGGTGGTCGATCATCACCATGTCGAGTCCGTGCTTGCGTTTGTGGCGTCGGCACATAGAGCGGATGCGGCGCATGGTTAGGCCGGGGCGATCGGACAGAGTCATCCTTGCGTCTTTGATTCGAGCCGCTGCAAGCGTAAGTCCTGCCGTATGAGCATCGCAAGCAGAGCCGTCCTTCATTGCATCGAGAGGAATACTGCCCTCGGCAGCAATCAGGCGATCCATCAATTGACGGTTACTCATCTCAAGGCTGATTACTAGAACCTCCTTCTTCTCGCGTATGGCGGCGTTGCGCACAATATCCATGGCTAGAGTCGTCTTGCCCATCTTTGGCCTGCCAGCGATGATCACAAGCTGTTCTGACTGCAATCCTCCGGTGTGCTTATCGAACTCTTCCAGGCCAGTGCGAATTCCTGAGATTGAGTCTCCTTGCGCCATGCGCTTTTCTAGCAGGTCCATATGCTCAACAAGGACGTCGTAGGCTTCGACGGTTTCAGCCGTGGCCGACTCACCATCGATAGCTAAGATCTCAGACTGAGCGGCTGCAATCTTGTCTGGAGTGTCCATGGTGCTATGGGCGATCTGGTGAATCTCTTGTGCAGCGGCGATCAGGCAGCGATCAAGAGAGCGCTCACGAACGATCCGTGCGTACTGCTCTGAGTTGGCAACGCTAGGTGTGCCGTTCTGGATCTGAGCTGTGTAGGCGAAGGCTGGATCACCATTCTCCAGTGTTCCGATGTGCTCGCCGACAGTAAGGAAGTCGATGCGACGGTTAAGCGAGTTCAGCTCAATGATAGCGGTGAACACGTCAGCATTGTCCTGCCAGTAGAAATCCTTCGCCTCAAGATCTGCCGCTA